AAGTTCAAGTTTCGGTTCGTTTAGGAGTTGTTCAAGTTAGCTTACCTCAGAAACAGCAGTACTAGGGGCACTCCTAACAGGAACTATAACTCAAGCCGCGCCCCGCGCCTTGGTTCATAATAAGGTAGTTGTTGATCTTAGCATGAATTGTTGTTAAGTAGAATAAACTCGCTGGGTTTGAACTAAGGATTATGTATGTGCTATAGGAGATGTTATGATGTCGTCTGACATGATTGTAAAGGTTCCTAAAGATTTTTTAGATGCATTTCCAGTCACAACTTCTCGGAAAGTGATCAAAGAAGGACTCTCTGAATTCGCAGGTTGGAGTGACCTTGAGAAAGTAGAGATTATGAACTCCCGCATGTTCAGTGCGTTTGACTTACAAACGTTCCTGAGCATTCTTTTTGTGTTCACACAAGAAGAGGTGCTTGATCGAGAGTGGGCGACTCAAGAGGGTCACTTCATTCCTACAAAGGTAACAGTTTGTCAATGGAGTACTTTTGTGAAGCGGTATCGAAAGAGAGAGTTCTATAGCGGGCCTGAGATCTTCGAGAGTATCAAGAACGTCGCAAGTATAATGTACGTTTTGTCTTGGAAGAGTAGAGTAAAAGAAATTCGAAGACTTCTCTGGCATGCTGCTTTGTATTACTATGATGGTGGTAAATATAATGAGGTTGATCTCTTACGAGGTAGAGGGCGGCATACTAAAAGACTTTCGGTTGGATTCGCTGTTGATGGAGATTTTTGGGAAGCTTGTCAGAAAGGGTTTCACATCAACATCGCTCCTATTCTTGATTTATCAAATCCGATGGCTATTTTGTTAGGAGTTTGGATCCAAGGACAAAAATACACTGCTATTAGAGAAGATCGTCTTATGCGGTATGTATTTCGAGATTTACCTATACGAGCCTCCCGTAAACGTGAGAGTATTTTTAGGGCATTTGATTTGTTAAAGCGAACGGGCCTTATTACTAATTGGCATCATGATGACGAATTTGGTTACCATAAGTACTCCTGGCAGAAACCTGAGAGGTTCACATATAACCCGGCCTGGCGGTACCCACCTACGTAGTTGACATCTCTTATCGTTTAGAAAGCTTTCGATGACCTCATAGCTATGGGGTTGCTTGAACACTGGTGGGTTGAAAAAGACTTGTTGAATAGGTACCGTTACCACTGGAGGAAAGTTGAAAGGTTCAAATTTAATGAGGGGTGGTGGCACGTGAGTTAGCAAAAATGTGGGGTGTAGTGGGGAACCGGGGACCAAAATCTTAATCTACGTAAAACTGGCATGCCTTTACACAAAACCGGCAGGCTTCTACGTAAAACCGGCAGGCTTCTACGTAAAACTGGCGATTTTTGCGCAGCTAACTCGTTGAACTTTTTGGTGATTTTGAGCGTATATAATATAACAAGATTTAACAATCTTGTACAAAGGACGCGGCGCGTCTGCTGCGCCGCCGCGTCCTTCTTTTGAGAAGAAAATGAACCTGCCAACCCAGAAGGGGATGGGCACTCCTAACAGGAACTATAACTCAAGCCGCGCGCGCCCGGCTTGGTTCAAATTGTTGAAAAAGAGGCTAGTGTGTGTTAGTTGTTGGAGAAGTCTCTATAGTTGGGAAACCTGCGTACTTCCATCGCGAAATTTTCGCGAATTTGTGCAGAATCGCGCGTACCTTCAGCACTTAAATCGTGGGTACCTATCTAGGCTATATCAAACTATTGCTTAGGTATGTACCTGCGTAAAATTCGCGTAAAATAAGCGCATCTGAGCGTCTATTTTGTGAGGTCTCAGCTTTAGTAAGTACAGAAAAAAGGAGGTCCATTTATGACTTGTAAGTTTTCCTTCGAAGTTCCTTTGAAAAGCCTTGAGCTTCAAGTTGAGTTTAGTGATTATATCTTCGCTATAGCTCCTTGGTTTGAAAATGAGACTTACCGTAACTTCGTACACGAACACCGTTCTCAACTCCCTCTCTATCTGGACAACGGTGCTTATGAACAAGGAGCTTCTATTGACATTAAGAAGTACATAGAGCTCATCCAAACGTTACGCCCAGACGTAGTGGTTGCACCAGATGTGTATAGTGATAGTAAGGGTACCATTAAACTCACTCGTCAGTTTTTCAAACACTCACTTCCTGCGGATACTAAAGTTATGATTGTACCTCAAGGACACAGCATCATCGAGTGGACACGGTGTTTACGTATCCTTTATTCTGAGTTTGAGAACCGTTTTCATTTGGTTGGTATACCTCGAGTGATGTATCCTAACAGATTATTTCTGTCAGTTTATTCATTTAAGTTGACTTCTAAACCAGTTCACATTTTAGGGTGTCCTGACCCTAGTGAGCTACCCGAAATTTTTGATTCGGGAGTACCTATTGAGTCATTGGATACTTCTTATCCAACACGTAAAGCGTTAGGAAAGGTAGGTCTGGATGATCGGATCGATTTTTTTAATGATAGAGTTTCTTTTAAATCGATGCAGAAGGCAGTAGAAGAATTTTTTCAATTGATTCAAACTTGAGCTCGTTTCCTTAGAAAGGAGGTTGTTAGATGGAATGGACGATTTGTGAACGGCCTGCGGAAGTTTATGATATTGAACCAACGCAAAGAAGTGCTGTTGTGTTATCTTCTGGCGGCCTTGATTCTTCGAGTTTAATCTCGATGTTACTCAACCTAGGTTGGGACCTTACTTTGATTCACTTTGATTATGGTTCTACTCATCATGAAGCTGAATATCACGCCTTCCTCCGGTTGGTTGAGCATTTTGGAATTGAGAAAGAGAGGGTTTATGTAGTTGATCTTTCGTCTCTGAAGCGATTGGTTTCTAAAGGAGTTGCGTTATTAGACGATCAAGTAGATGTACCAGAAGGGTACTATACCGAAGAAAGTATGCGTCAGACTGTAGTTCCTGGAAGGAATACGGTAATGATCTCCTACGGACTCGCCCTTGCGGAGTCCTTAGGGAAGAAGTTCGTTGCTATCGCAGCTCATGAAGGTGACCATTTTATTTATCCTGATTGCAGAATTGACTACCTGAGGTATATGTCACAAACAATTTTTCTTGCTTCTGATAGGAAGGTAAAGTTATTAGCTCCTTTTGCCCATCTTGCGAAATGGGAAGTTGTTTCTGTCGGGAATAGATTTAATTGTCCGTTTGAGTTAACGTGGTCCTGTTATAAAGGGGAGCCACCAAAACATTGTGGCACCTGCGGTACTTGTGTTGAACGTGCTGAAGCTTTTCAGAAAGCAGGAGTTGAGGATCCTACTATCTACGATAAAGATCCTTGCTCTTTTCTTCGGAACAAGGAGGATTGAGGATGATTGAGGTTCTTAAACTAAAGCGTAAGGACAAACCTTGTGAGGTACCCGGTATGTTCGATTCTGTGTTAACGTTAGTTGTTAAGGGAAGTCGTTTTGAGGTATTGTGTTTAGAGAGAGCGATTTTTAAAGCACTACAAAAGTTAACCAAGAAGGTTTAATTTTACCTAGGAGGCTCCCATGCAAATTACAGTTTGTGATGTTTGCGGTACGCAAAAGGACGTGCAACGAGTTAGTTTTTCATATGACCGCCGTGCCGATGCTGCTGGATCCGTGGAGGATGTATATGAAACTTTTGATTTGTGTTGTAAATGTTACCTGAAAGCTTTGAAAGCCGCCGTTAAGGAGGAGATCAGAAGGAAGCACCTTAACGAGTACTTGTTCAATAAGAATTTGATTGAGATCATTAGGATTCGACAGGAAACTTCAGCTAAGAAATGGGAATAGGAGGTACACATGGCATTATTGGAGAATGTTCGTCATCCTAAACACTACACTCGTGGTAAGATTGAGGTAATTGATTTTATTGAAGATCAAGGATTTGATTTCCTTGAGGGGAATGTAGTAAAATATCTTGCTAGGTATAAATGGAAAGGTGCTCCTTTAGAGGACCTAAAAAAGGCAGAGTTCTACCTTGAGCGCTTGATTAAGCGGGAAGAAGCGCGTCGTAGAGGTTGATCCTCCTCCTTTCCCCGGCCGCCGCCCACGGGTAAAGTAGCGCCTTAATTAGAGGTTGCGAAGGGCGGCTTTTTTCTCGTGCTATGCCAGCAACTAGAGATGTAGTTTTTTGTCCTAGGTGTGGTTATATAGTTGAGAAGTTTCCTACTTACCGATTAATCGGGTGGTATCGATTAACATATAGTATTTGCCCTTTCTGTCACTATTTTGGTAAGTTGAGAATTGGTAAAACGTGCTTTGACTTGTCTCACTTGTTTGAGTTTGTTTTCCTTCCACCGTCGTCCATTTTACGAAGAGTCCATCGTCGACTTTGTGGTACCGGAACCCTTTGAAACCTTTAGGAAAAATTTAGTTTTGCTCTTGCCCTTCTTTGCAGTTACTATGATAATGACTTCGTTAGCCTTGCGCAGGAGTGCTTAAATGAATTTTAAACGCATAGCTCGTGTTAACGAAGAACTCGTTCAAGGCTTAGAGAATTTTTCCCTAGAGCGGCTGTTCTTCTCAGTTGGGTATAGTAACATTGTTGGTCTTTACACAGATGGGAAGGAAGCAGCTTTTGGGCCTCTTGTTACTTGTGGCGTAGTAATTGATGTGCACCATACTCCCACAGCTTCTAAAGCGCCTTCCACCTTACGACAAATGGTGACCCCTATAGTTGATACTGTAGCTGGAGATGAGATCAATCGTATTGGTAATGTAGATGAAGCTATTCGTAGATCAAAGTTAAGAGTAGTCGAGCAGTTGGTACAAGAGTATCCTTCCTTGATCGTTGTTTCGGATCCTCTAATTCCTGAATTACCCGCTGATTGCTTCCCCATACTTCGCGGTAGTATGTATGTTTACGTTCTTCGACTGGCTATGATATTGGCAAAGGAATTGCGTAAAGAAGCATTACTCTCATTGTTAAACGAGAACCCTGGGTGGCAAGTTTACGATTTAACGTCAAATTTGGGGTTTCTCTCGAAGAAACATCGAGAAGCACTTCTTGAGTACGGAAGAACCCCCCAACATAGGTACTACGTAAAGGTTAGATAGTATGCGCGATAGAGTTGAGAATGCATTAGTTCAGCTACGTGAAAAAGTTTACTCTTTACTCAGTGTTGTTAGTAGCCCTCCGTCTGAGAACATAGTTGCTAAGCAGAATATGGACTTACAACTGTCTCCTGGACTACGTAAGGGGGGCGTTAATATCTTCCAATTTCAAAACGCTGTAATTGACAATAAGGTTGTAAACGTAGTTGTGGAGATTTTGCGGGATATTGATAGACTACGTGATATAGTACCTATAGAGTCGAGTATCGATTCGTACTTTGATAGTTTGATTGAAGAAGGTGTTACTTGGCGTGAGTTTGTTAAGAGAATGCAACGAGAGTTCATTCAAGCTTATCTACGAAAGGGGTTAACCATTACAGAGATAGCTAGAAGGTTAGGTATTCAGAGGACTTACCTCTCCCGAGTATTGACTGAGCTCGGTTTACGAGACGATATCCAACTAATTCGAAGGAGGTAGTGAATGACGGACGTAATTACTGACTGGGATGACTTCGAGCGTGCTCTAATTTATCAAAGATATTCTATTCGTCATCCAAAGACTTCCGAACGTTTGGAGAAGACTTATGAAGATATAATTGATAGAATTACTAATTTCATCCTCTCGCGTAAGTACCCTGTCTCGAACGACCTATTATCAGAAGCGTTACAAATGGCACGTAATAGGAAGTTCACGTTTGCAACCCCCGTTTTAATGAATCTAGGTAACCCTTATACAAGAAGAGGCGGATTTTATTCTTGTTTCCCGTTAGGACCTATTCCCGATTCAACTAAGGACATCCTGCGTTATATTGAAGCTTGCGCTAGCATCTTTCAGTATGCTGGTGGTGTTGGGTTAGACTTCTCTTCTCTGCGCCCAGAAGGAAGTGCTGTTGATCAAGCACAGGGAGTGAGTTCAGGCCCTGTTGGTTTCGTTCCTATGTTTGAAGCTACTTCAAAGAGTATTGCCGCAGGCGGTAAAAGACGAGGGGCAATGCTAGGTCAGCTTGATTACAACCACCCAGACATTTTTAAGTATGTTCGGCTTAAGAGAGATCGGCGTGATTTATGGTCAATCAATATTTCTGTGAATGCCTTTGGCGATTTTTGGGAGCAGCGTGATCTGATTAAGGAGATCGCGTTAGGGATGTGGACTTCTGGTGACCCCGGGTTACTCTTCCCCGACGTACTTGCCGAGCATTCACCTTATCCTCCTAAGCTCAAACCTCTTGTACGTTACGTGAATCCTTGTGCCGAGTATGCTTCACCTCCCTTCAGTGTTTGCCATCTTTTAACAGGTAACGCCCTTTCTGCAGAGTCAGTCTCGGATTTTGAGGCGTTGGGTTATTACATGACTCATATTGGGAACGCAATTTTGTATTTAACCTTGAAGCACAATATGGGCTTACCTAAGGAGCCAAAGTGGCTTTATCATAAGCTCCGAGAGCGAGTTGACCAGATTCACCCTGTTGGTATTGGTCTAACAGGAGTTGCAGAGTACCTCTTTAAGAAAGGATACAAGTACACTGATGTCGACAGAATTTCCGAGATGTACACCGCTCTTGCCCGCGGTTCACTTATTGCGTCGAATGAGTGGGCCCTCTCGACTAAAGTTGAGAAGGAGTGGGACCCGACGTACAAAGATGAACATCTTTCACTTGTTGGTTACACTAAGAGGAGCAGGAAATTTTGGAACACGACTACTCTATCTCAAGCGCCTACTGGTTCAGTATCTCAGTTCCTACGCTGTGTGTCTACGGGATTAGAGCCTCTTGAATCTTTTCAGGTTAAAAGGCAATTTCTTAATAGTGAAAATGAATTTCAGACCGTTATTCTTAAGTCTTCAGTGACTCCCTCCAATCCTACTACGCTACCTTTTATACCCCCTGAAGAGCAGATAAAGGTTGTTTCTACCGTTCAACAAATAAGTCATACATCAGCGAGTAAGACCATCAACGTCCCGAAGGAAACTACTGTTGAAGAGATAGAAGAGATTATCTACACAGCGCGAAAATATCGTCTTAAGGGGTTAACTGTGTACCGTAGAGGTTGTGCTTTGGAATCGATTGTTGAAGCAGACGAACCTGAAAGGGACGTGCTGATCGGACAAACTTACAAGTTTAAAGGCCTGAATAATATCTACATCACGGTTAATAGATCAACATCTGGGAAGCCCATTGAGGTATTTGTGTCTACCGGTAAGAGTGGGAATGTTGTTAATGGACTAGCTATGGGTTTAGGGAGACTTGTTTCTCTTGCTCTTAGGTCAGGAACCCGCCCTGAAGTGATTATGAAGTCTTTATCGGGTATTGAAACAGGAGACTTCTATGTGAACAGTCGTGTTGGCCGTGTTACCTCGATCTGTGACGCCGTCGCTAAGGCTCTTAGTGATACTTTACAATCAAGTGGGAAGGTAGAAGAACTATTTGACTTATGTCCTAAGTGTCAGAATTACACTCTGACACGTAACGGACAAGGTTGTAAGAGTTGTTCTAGATGCGGTTATTCAACTTGTTGACTATGTAAGGAGGTTGTTTATGATTCGTCTGTTGAGTAAGGAGGATGTTAAGGAAGAGTTTAGGGACCACGTTTCTCGGTTAGTTCGGTGTCCCGTTTTGAAACGAAACCACACTGCTTTGATGTGTTTCGCGTGCTCACGTAGGGCAACTTGTGAGGTTGCTAAAGAGGTTGGGATCGCCGATTTGGATGTTGATGATGTAGTGTACGATAGCGCTTTTTTCAAGAAAGCAACACTTTCTCGTAAACTCGAACTTGACACGTTAATCCCTGATAAGAGGAAAAAAGAGAAGAAGGAAGGGCAGAAGACCAGGAAAAAAGCTGATAAAAGCTCTCAACCTACTTCTGCGGAGAAAAAAGTTGACATTTCTAAAGATAAAGTTGAACATAACAGTAACTCTTTGTCGGATGAAAAAGGTAAGGTTAAAGGAGGTAATGCTATGAGAGGTAATAAGAAGAAAGAGATTTTGGAGTATTTGAAGGCACATCCTAACGCGAAAGCAGGAGAGATACGAAAGGCCTGCGGCGTTTCCCATGTGTATGCGACCAAAGTATTGCAACAAGTACGTCAGAATCAACCACAAGACACTGAAAACCCTCCTCAAGGTTGATCGAGCAGTTTTTAAAGACGTTGACTTCGAAGAAACGGAGTAGGGGGTACTCTTTTGAAGTGGTCTTTGAAGAAGGAAGTATTGTAGTGAGGAGGAGAAGACGGTGACAGAGCTTGATTTCCCTGATCTCAGTAAGGACCCGCCGTGCTTCTCCTCAGCCCAGCCTTGTACTAAGACTAATTGCTATTACTGGGAGCGTACTACTCCTGAGTACGGTAATTGTACAATCCGCGTCGCTAATCAAGGTCCACACAAGCTAGAGGAACTGGCCGAAATTCTCAATCTCTCACGCGAACGAGTTCGACAGATCGAAGCTGTTGCTCTCCGTCACCTGGCGTGGGTTGCAACCAAACGTGGCTTAACTGAGAGGGTTATAAATATCACTACGTCCACGTTAGGCAACGTTTGTTCATGGCCTCTACGCCCGTTTGATGTGATGGAATATCGTCGTAAAAGAGATCCTTCTGAGTTAGAGTTGATCGACAAAGCTTTTTATTTAGGCGTTTTTTCTCACTTTCTTAAGAAGTCAGTGGTTCTACCTGTTGCTGAGTGCTGGGTTCTTGATAAAGTGGTAAGCGGGTTTGTTTGCTTATTGTGCCCAGAAAGACCTTATTGCCCCAGTACTTCCTTAGGCTCTTCTTCTCCTGAAGAGTATTTAACTGTTACTTCGTTTTCTGAGATGATGAAGGAGATTAAGAAGGAGTTAGGGATAATTGCTTAGTCAGAAGGAGGTCAGTGATGTGGTTAATGTTGGACACACCTATACCTCACCTAGAGCTACTTACGCAGTTTGGGATTTCCCACCATTTAGTACTCTTCGACGTAATTACGCAAAGTAAGAAGTGTAAACGTTTTTATAAGAAAGTAGCTAAGAAAGGACACTGGCTTACACTAGCTGGTGTGAGTGACTTCGATGATGTTTTACCTACCCTAAGGGAGTTAAAAGTTTCCGAGGTAGTTCTACCCTACGTTCCTAATGATAGGGAAGGGACTTTAAACGTCGTTTCTCAGTTTGTGAAAGAGGTTAGAAGTAACTCTCTGTTTGGGAATTTATCCCTTATGGGTGTACCTCAGGGAAAGAATGCTACTGATTTTTTCCAGTGTTTAGTTTCTATGGCAGAGAATCCTTATATTAGTGTACTCGGTCTTAGTAAGACATCGGTAGTAACGGGTGTACTACCCACTTATTCAGCGAGTTTGCGAGAGTTATTCGGGCGTTTTGCTGTTCTTGCGTTCCTTTGTGAGGAGTTTACCAACAGTAAGCCGGTACACATATTGGAGCTAGTTACTCCTGATGTAGAGATACCGTTTTATTTACGGCTCCCTTTTGTAAGAAGTTTTGACACTTCTTTCCCTTTTCGTCACTTCTCACCACCTGAACCTCAACAAGTGACTTCTAACGGTATTGTAGAGTGGTTAGATTACACTATCGAGCTAGAGAGTAAAGCACTTCGTCAGTGTTTAGTTTGGGTTGAGAAGTACCTTTCACTTGAAGGGATTGAGGCGTAGGAGGGCCTCGTGAAGATAGTTGATGCTACGTGGACACCTTCCGCGAACTTGTTGTTGATTCGCTGCGGTTGCGGCAACGAATTTTGGCATCGGGCAGATCGCTGGCGTGTTAAGTGTCCCGCTTGTGGTTTTGTCTATCATTTAGCACCATTACGTTTAAGATGGAGAAGAGAGCATACTTTGCTCTCGAAGGAGGTTTCAGATGCGTATCGTTCATATGGCTGATGCACACTTGGGGTTTAGTTCTTACGGTAAGTTTGATGGAAACAAGAACATACGTGAGTACGACTTTTATCGAGCGTTTGTTACTGCTTGTGAGAAAGCCAGAGAGTTAAACCCTGATGTTGTAGTAATTGCTGGTGATTTGTTTCACGTGAGAAGACCACCCGCGCAGGCTATAGCGGTAGCACAATCCGCTCTAGCTCTATTTGAGTGCCCTATAATTGTAGTAGCAGGAAATCACGACAACTCTATTCATCGAGTCAGTTCACCCCTTGTTACGTTATCACTGTTACGAAACGTCGTGTTGTTTGAACAACCTTCACTTTATGAGGTTCGGGGATCTTACTTTTACTGTGTTCCATATACGGAGTCTCCACCCAACTTCCTCGAGGCGGATTATCTTGTTGGGCATCTTCGAGACCGGCGTGTTCCTAAGTTCAAAGACTCTGCTATCGAGGTCCCTGATAAATACAAAATCGCTATGTTAGGTGATCTTCACATGCCATTTGAAGTGTCCCAGAACACGTTTTATGCAGGAGCTTTGGAAAGGGTATCTTTTAATCAATTAGGAGTTCCCTGCGGGTTTACTTTTTATAGTGACGGAACTGCAAGGTCACGCACGTTTGTTGAGATTGAAACTCGTCCTTTCGTTGAACTAACGAAGCCCCCAGAAGATCTCGAGATGGTAAGAAATGCAGTTGTTAGATGCGTGATTCCTTCCTCTGCTTCTCTGGATTGGGTCAATCAGGTTAGAAAGGTCGCACTGCATGTTACAGTGCGAATCACTGATGAAGTTGATGTGAAGGATGACTTGGAACGTGATCTACCCATAGTAGGCTCTATTTTGGATTCGTTCCGTGAGTTTTGTCAGGCAAATAAAACTAAGTATTCACCAGCTGCTATTAAGTTAGCAATAGAGACTTTAGAGGAAAAATCATTAGGAGGGAAGTCGTCTTGAAGATATCAAATGTACGATTAGTGAATTTTAACTGTTATGAGGACTCTGAATTTACGTTCACTTCTGGCTTAAACGTTGTGGTGCTTCCTAATGGCGGTGGTAAGTCTTCATTGATTGAAGGGATTAGTTTTGCTATCTACGGGTCCAGAGTCCTTGACGAAAGTACAGAGTCTTATATTAGAGAGGGCTCAGTTGGAGCTTCTCTTGTTAAGTTAGAAGGAGAATTTCGAGGTGTTCCTTTCTCCTTGACACGTCACTTGAAACCTTCCCGTGTCAATTTTAAGTACGGCGATGTTCAGATCAAGAAGTTAAACGAGCTTTCTGGTTTTTGGAGGGATAAGCTTGTTCCCGCGGCGCTTTTTAAGGCGACGATTTGTTGCAATCAGCGTGAGGCAGCACTACTTGCTCAAGCTAAACCTCCATTGCGAAGGAAGATGATTTCCGAGCTACTTCGCCTCGATGTAGTAACGGAGGCGATTAATTCGTTAACTTCTCCCGGAGTTCGTAGCGTATCTACTGTTTCTGAGGAACAGATTACTTCTCTTCAGAAGGAGTTAGATGAACTAGCGGCTGTTGACGTTTCCCGCGAGAATTTTCATCGCGAACAATTGTACCTCTTAGAGCAAGAAGCTCGGGAGAAGCCGGATGTTGTAAGTGAACGGCAGAAGCTCACTCAGAGAATGACTACTTTGTCTTATTTGGTCGAGTTACTTACTAAAGTTAGTAACGTGCAGAGTACTAGTTGCCCCGTGTGTGGCTCTACTCAATTTGATCGTAGCGTGGTTCAGGGTAGACTTACTCAGGTCCAGGAGGAATTAGCCAACGTTCGTAGTCAACTCGCACAGTTACCTATGGCAGTAACGTTAACAGAGGAACAGCGTCGCCGAATTGATCGAAGCCTTACTGTAGAAGATCACAAGACTATGTTAGCTTTAATCGAGCGGAAGAAGGCTTGCGAGACTTCTCTTGCTAGTCTACTCGAACTCCGTGAACAGTTGTTAAGAAGTCAAACAGTGTTGCAAGCTCGCGCTGCTCTTCGAGACTTTTTGGACAGTGTGTCTGTTCCTTTATTAAACTCGGTTTCTACACTAGCGTCGAAGTTACTGACTGGCTCACCATTTAGAGAAGTTACTCTTACACCATCTTTCGATTTAGTGGTAGATGGACGCCCTTTTGGCAAGTTATCGGTGGGTCAACGTGATTTTGTTGCTACTGTATTCCGTGTTGCTGTTTCCTATATCACTTCCGCGCTTCATGGCGTAGAACAGTTCCCTTTACTCCTCGACTCCATTGGGGATTCTTTGGATGAGACCTTCTTTAGTCTGTTGATGTCTTTGTTGTCTTCTGAAGTGGTTAAACTGTTCCCTCAGGTAATTCTAACAACACATCATGCGTGATGTTACAGCGAGGTGAATTTTATTTGCTAAATTACGGAGCTAGGAGAGCTTATCAGATTGAGAACCCCTCTATGTGTAGGGGGTTTTTCAGTTTTGTCGACTCGCGCTGTCTTAGTTGTCCTTTCCACGTTGAGTGCGAGTCAATCGCACTGACGGAATTTGGTTACGCTGGGCGTCCTGAAACTCTTTTAAAGGAGTACTTTTATGCTATGCCCTTCTTTTATAAGGTTTTGTTACCTGAGAAAGTCTCGTACTTTTACCCTTATCTAGTTCCGAAACATCTTCCTTTTAAAATGCAACGTATAATAAGGCGACAGTTACGCGTTGTTTATAAGATGTACTTGTATCAAGATGTCCTGCGTTATTGGCGCGTCTTTGCTCTTAAAGAGGAAAATATGATTAACTATTATTCTAAGTTACCCCAAGTCGTTCCTTACTTTGAATGGTTTTCGGACGATCAGGTTAAACGTATTTCGCTCACGTTGCGCTCTCTGATCTCTCGAACGGGTAAGAATACCCCTTTCTGTGTCATTACTATTGAATCGTCTGGCTGGTTGTGTTACAACATTAAGGCTTTGATGGCGTTTAAGTATGCGCCAGATGCTTTTTATTGGATCGACCTTGCGGACCCCGAGAGCGAAGAGATCCGACAAGCTATGTCTTCTGTAGTTTCGGATGACTTAAGTAGGAACCAGATCGAGTTCCCTTTATTGAAGATCTCGTGCGCTGTTGTTTGGTTAGTTTCACGACATTCATTTCTTCGTGTGCTGGCTTGGATTAAGCGGAATGAGAACTTTGTGAAGTACGTAGTTGTTTTGTTCAACGATTTTCGTTATTTTAAACTATTACAGTGTGTTATGTTCCCATTGATGTTTTCAGCTAGTACTAGTCAGAGTCACTATTCTTACATGGCCCTTTTCAAGGTGGTTAGGAAAGGAAAGTCGTTAGAGATACGAGGAGATGCACTAAAGGAGGTTTTTAATGAAAGTTAGAGTTAAGGGCCCGCTTGCTGAGGTAATAGAAGCTTCTGAAGTTGAGAAGGACTTAGTTAAGAGCGCACTTTCATTTCCTGTTTCTTCAATGAGGATTAAGTATGAACCTCATAAGGGACGGCACGTTTCGTGGTCCTCCGATAAGAAGGAGTATTTCTTTGAGAATCGTTATTTCCCGTCTCCCTTTCTGAGTTTGTTCCCTTCTTCCATCAAGTTGGAAGTTGAAGATGATACTACTGAATGTACTCCTCTCTCTTTAGATGACCTTCCTTACGAGCTTAAACCATTTCAGCGAACTGCGCTAGATAACATTCTTTCCAAGCGATCAGCTCTTGTAGTGGGCCCTACATCGATTGGTAAGACTTACTTGATCGGAGCCCTTGTTTATGCTTTCCGCAATTCTAAAGTCTTGATCCTTGTCCATAACAAGGGCCTCGCTAAACAGAATTATGAACGACTACGGGACTGGATGCCTCAACTAGAGTTCGGGCGCGTTTTTGGAGGACGAAAAGAGTTCGATAGTCAGATAGTAGTTGCTACATTTCAGAGCTTACGTTCTCTTCCTTTTAAGGCTGATGTGGTACTAGTAGATGAGTGTGTCCATGCGCTAGCACCTAGTTATATTCAGACTCTGATGCATACAGAAGCGCCTCGTTGGTATGGATTTACAGCGACTCCTTCTGGTCGGAGCGATCGACTTGATGAGAAATTGAGAGTTCTCTTTGGGGACCGGGTTGATGTGGCAGATCTTTCTGTGGGTTTGAAGGAGAAGTTGTTGTGCCCTGTTGATTTTTACGTTCTAAAGTATTCAAACAAGCGTTATCCCGTACCTGGTTGGCGCTTACAAGACAGTAATTGGATCTATCAGCAGTTCGTAGCTTTAGATCAGGATCGTAACGCTTTGATTAAATTACTGTGTGATTTAGAGCTCCAACGTACACAGAAAGTAGTTTTGGTCTTAGTTCATCGAATGAACCATTTAGAGCAGTTAAAGAGTTTGATACCTGGGAGTTTGACTGTGAGTTATAAGTCCAGGTTGGAAGAAAGGGAGGCAGCTAGGAAGTTAGAAAGAGGTGTTTTGGTTGCCACTCGTGTTATTGAGGAAGGCGTTGATAATCACTCGATTTATTCGATAATAAATGCGGCATGTGTGAGATCTCAGATTGCTATAATTCAACGAATTGGACGTGGTCTTCGATTTGAAGAGGGTAAACGACTAGCTTTTTTTGATATATGGGACCAGTTCCCTCCTGTTCTCCGATCACAAGGTAATTTCAGAATTGCTTTGTATAAAAGGTTTGGAGATGTTCACGTACTTGACCCAGCTTGAGCTCCAGGACCTAGCTGCAGACCTAGTTTTTGTATTGAGAAGAGTTTATCCCCGCTTTGGTATAGAGTTATTTGACAACCTTAAGTCTGTTAAGCAGTTAATGCGGTTGAATAATTATTTGAAAGAGTATGGTATACGACAGTTGGCCCCTCGTTATTTCGAGGAGATAATTCGAGAGACTTCCTTCAGTGACTGGAGGTTGATTTTGCAGTACGCTTCTCGTAAAAGTTCCGTTGTTGGGTTCTTCCGACGTGTTATGGAGGTAGTATGAAGGAAGTTTGGGTCCTTGTTTATTTCGTTACGGTACGAGATGTTGAGCTGCTCCTGATGGTTGAGGAACAAGATTTTGTTCAGCCGGTTTACCAATTCCTTTTCCGAGCGATCCGAGATTTGATTCTTCAGTATAAGACCCTACCACACCCTGAAGTGGTCTTGAACGCCTTTAAGGAGATATCTCAGCAGAAGTTAACCCCAGAAGAGTTGCAGCTGGCTTCTGAGTTTTTTACTGAGTGGTCTGAGTGTACTTGGCAAGAAGGAGATAGGAAGTACATTGCTGAAGAAATTCTTAAGTGGGTTAAATTCAGACGTGCTCAAAGGTATCTGCAAAAAGCTTCCCAGTTACTCACAAAGGGTAAAGTTGATCAACTTCCCTCTCTATTTAAGAATCTGGCAATCTTAGAGAAGTCTACTGGCGTGCTTGATTTGAGTGACGACATTTCAAAGAGGATCGAGCACTGGCAATCACTTCGTCAACGTTTGGGAGTTCCTACTCCTTTTGAACTTGGGACTTTTCGGTTTGTCTTGCCTGGAGAGGTTGCTCTTATCATTGCGCCACCTAAAGTGGGAAAGTCTTATTTATTGAACTGGATCGGAGCGCATGCACTTGTGGTAGGGAAGGTTAAGGTTATTCATTTTACTTTAGAAATGCCCGCTATTGAGGTCGCTATGCGGTACGACCTTACCTTAGTGAATCAGTTTGGGCAGTCCCCGCTCCGGATTTCCGAGGAGAATTACGCGAAGAATGCTACTTTAATAGAACGCTATCTAAAGTATTTTTTACGACCTCCAGCAGCTCTTAAGTTAGTAGATATTCCTTCTAAGAGAGCCTCGTTCTCAGCGATTGAGGCGAAGTATGATCAGTTGTGTGATGTAATTGGTGACTCTTTTGATTTAGTTCTGATTGATTATGCGAATTTGATTAAATCTGAGAACATCTCAGATCGTTCAAGGTTGTATGCAGTAGGGACGGATGTATTTGAATGGTTACACGATTTTGCTAAAGAGAAAAATGTTGCTTTGTGGACAATTGCGCGAACTACTAGAGAAGCTATGAAGATGCAGGAAGCAAATCGGTTAAAGAGCGGACTTAAAGAGAGAATTAAGGGTTCACAGATTGGACATAGTTATGCGATTATTTATGATTGTGATCACGTTATTACTATGTCTGACCTAACTCAGTTTACCGAGTCGGCAGTTCTTGCCAGTCGGATTTTTGATATCTCTCTTGACTATTCAAGAAGGTGCTCATCCTATTACGGATGCCAGGTCGAGCTTCATTATCCTACGGCTACTTTTTACTGTCCCCCTATTACTAAAATTGATAAGGCTAAGATACCCCGGTCCTTTCCGGAGAGTAGAAATGACTACTGAATGGGAACGATACTATTGCCCTTTTTGCCATTATAGAGGAAAGTCTCCTGATGTAAAAGGGAAGTTGTATGTAAATTGGGCAGCTAAACGCTATCTTTGTTTTCGATGTGGTAGTAAAGGTCGTTCATCTGAGTTGGACCGAAAGTCTTTAGTTCCTTACCGAGGATTTCTGAGTTCGGGACACACTGACTCTTCTTCAACTTGGGATCCTCGTAGGTTTGTTGAGTATAGTTTGACAGAGGTTCGAGATCAATTCCCCGAAGTTTATCGTCTTCTTGAGAGGAAACACGCACTCGATCGTTTTCAGAAGGTGAACTTAGTTTTCTTTACTCAAGGTTATGGTTTAGTAATTCCTATAGATCAGGATAATTTTCAGATTCGCCTGTTTTCTAGTGCACCTGACGCACCGAAGTATTTGACTAAGAAGGGATTCCGTAAGAACGGGGTTTTGCTAGGTGCTGATAAGCTAGTTGGAGACTTTGCGATTTTTGTTGAAGGTATTTTTGATTATTATCGTTTGGAAGGTTTGGCCGTTTGTGTTTTTGGACACTTTATTTCTTCGTCTGTAACTAACCAACTCTTAGCAAAGGGGGTTAGGAAGTTCCTTGTATTTTGGGATGATGATTCGTGGGAAGAATCAGTGAGAGCAGCTGTAGAACTCTATCAGACCTACTTAGTGAAGACTTACGCCGTTTTCTGTTTAGACGGATCTCCTTCAGATACTTCTCAACTGTGGGACTCCCCGTGTTTGGAGGTGACCTCGGGTTCTTTTATGAGTTTAAGAGAATTTGTGTATAAGGAGGTAGCATGAGCGTTCCTGATGTACAATCACGAAGTGAAGGATTTCCTAAAGTTTACTTACCTTGGGTAGGAGTCGAGGGTATCCGGTACCCTGTTTACGTTTACTACCCTCTTACTGAAATATTTATGCAAACACTTGGAAGTTTTAATGTGTATTGTTCTTTAAACCCGGAAGTGAAAGGCGTTCATATGTCGCGTTTTTACGAGGTAATTCAGGACGTCTTTTCTGAGAAGAAGTTGTTAACCCAAAACGTTTCCGACACGTTAGGTGCAGTTACAGGTCGATTAGAGAACGAGAATGCACGAGTAGAGGTATCTTTTACTTATTTAGTTTCTACTACTGCTCCTGTGAGTGAGATCGATCAGTTTCTACCCGTTGAAGTTAAAGTTACAGGTATTAGGATGAAAGGGTACCCTGATTATATACTGATAAGTGTTGACGTTCCTTACACGTCATTATGTCCTTGTAGTAAGGAAATTTCTCAGTTTGGAGCGCATAATCAGCGATCAGTTGCCTCTGTCACAGTTACCACTCCCCCCAACAACGAGGTCCTGTTTGAAGATTTAGTGGGTGTGGTCGAAAATGGCGCTAGCGCGCCAATCAGGGAATGCTTGAAGCGGGTTGATGAGAAATACGTAACAGAGCGTGCTTATTTGAACCCTGTTTTTGTAGAGGATATGGTTCGGTTGATTGGTCTTGAACTCGAAAAGCGTGCGCTCCCTTACCTGATTAAAGTTACTCATTTCGAGAGTATTCATGCACACAACGCTGTCGCGTTTGCTTGGTCATCGGATTTTAATTTTGCGCTGTTTAACTATTTAGGTAACTGAAAGGAGGTTAGGTAATGTTGTTTCCAGAGGATATTTTGATTGAGGCCCTTGATAAGATTTACGTCCCTCGTAGAGGTGAGCAGTTCTCCGCCGGCTACGATTTGGTTACTCACACGGTATCCCCTTCGCTTGGTGATTCCCCCGGAGATTACTTAATCCCTAGTCAAGCAACAGTTAAGTTGCACTGCGGCTTTCGCATGGCTTTACCAAGAAACTACTTTGCCTTAATTGTACCAAGGTCTTCCTGGCGACGACAGGGTTTACTGTGTTTATCTGTTTACGATCCTGGTTACCTCGACTTTGTTGAGCCTTTTGTGACTAACCTTTCTGACAGTGCTTTAGTAGTACACACTGGTGAGCGAGTCCTCCAAATGCTGATCCTACCACTAGAGCGTTTGGAGTTAGTGACAGTCGATGCGTTGCCCGCTTCTTTACACAATCGGGGCGGTGGCGCTGGTTCTACTGGCAAATAATTAACCGTAACTGAGGAGGTTATTGAGATGGAGTTGCATACACACATTCTTGAGTATTGCCGTGCCTGTCCTCTATATCGGAATTCCCTTAGGTTTGTTCCTCCGGAAGGGAGTGTTCACGCACCTATTTGTATAGTTGGGCAGAGCCCGGGTATTAATGAGTTCTTTGAAGGAAGGCCGTTTGTTGGAAAGTCAGGAGAAGAGATAGCCAAGTTTCTCATTCCTATCCTTGGTACTAGACCTCCAACCTTTGATAAGTTTTTAGAAACCCGTGGAGAACATTTATACATTACTAATGCTTGTGTTTGTGAGGTCTTAACTCCTGTTCCTAAAGTGAAGAGGACTTTCTGTTATGACAGACTTCATACGGAACTTCGACGCATTTCCCCAAGATTGATCGTTACATTTGGTGGACAAGCTCTTGAGTATGTAACTAGAGGTGAGCTTACTTCTATTCTGTCCGCTAGGGGGTTCCTACTCCGTACTGAAGTAGGACCTGTGTTACCCACAATTCATCCGGCGGGTGTAATGAGACAGCCCGAGCTTCGATGGCTGTTCGAGGCTGATATGAGAAAGTTGGCCAGAATTGTTGAAGGGGCTTACTCAGAACCTTCTCCGTTGATTTTCCAGATCAATACCCTTGGAGCACTTGAGGAGTTGACAAGGTTGGTAGAGTCACTCCCAGAAGACACACTGATGTCATTCGATTTGGAGACGACCGATACGAACCCGTTTAGATCGTCGATCATTTGTCTCTCCCTCTCTTTTGAAGATTGGGTTGGGTATACTATTCCAATGGATGACCCGATTGTTGTTCCTTACATCAAGCGTATTCTTGCGTCTCGATGCCGTAAAGTGGCCCAGAATTGCAAGTTTGACCTCCGGTTCCTGAAGAGGAACGGGTTCTGTGTAACTAACATGTACTTCGATACCATGATTGCTCAGCACGTGTTGAACGAGAACCTCCCTGCTGACTTGAATACGCTTATTACACTGTATTTGGATTACCCAAAGTACGACCGAGAGTTAGAGAAGTTCAAGAAGGAGCATAAGATTAAGTCATATGCAGAAATTCCGCAAGAAATATTGTTCAAGTACGCAACTCATGACGCCATTGTGACAAGGATGATTGCCCTAAAGCAAATTGAGGAAATACGAGAGAAAGGGTACGAGGAGCTGTACTGGAAAGTTGAGTTCCCGGTACAACTCGCTTTGGTCGATGTTGAATTAACAGGGATCCTTGTTGATAAGAAACGAGTAGACGAATTAACGAAGCGTGTGGTGTCCGAGATTCAACAGAACGAACAACAGCTTTTTCAAGCAGTGGGTTATGAGTTCAATTACAAATCTTTTAAACAGTTGACTAAGGCGTTGTATACTGATTTGAAGTTTCCTATAGTGAAGAGGTCCCCGACAGGAAACGCATCGGCTGATGAGGGAACCTTACAGAAGCTGAAGTCTAAAGTAGGCTCTGATCCCAAGAAGTCCGCTGTAATTACTTCGTTGCTCAAACTCAGAGCCCGTCAAAAGTTACTCTCTACTTACCTTTCTGGAGGTAAAGGAGGGATTTGGAAGTTTGTTGAAAATGATGGGAGAGTACACCCAGATTTTAAAGTTACCGGTACTGTGACCGGTAGATTAAGTGCTGCAGACCCTCCTATTCAGACAATTCCTAAATCCGCAGTTAGATCTATTTTCACTGTACCTAAGGGGTACAAGTTCATAGAGGCAGATTTGAACAGTGCTGAATTGTATGCTCTCGCGTGGTATGCAAGGTGTAAGACCATGCTCGACCAGTTAAACTCGGGTGAAGATTTTCATATTCAAACGGCAGAGCGGATATTTAAGAAAAAGGTTAAGAAAGGAGATATTGAACGGAAACTGGCAAAGTTTGCCGTTTATGGTATCAGCTACGGCCGCGGGGCGCGTAGCATGGCTGATCAGTTCAAGCTTTCACTAGAAGAGGCACAAAGAATCGTTGACTCGTTGTTTGAAGCCTATCCTGAGATTCCAACGTTTTTGGACTACGCCGTACAAACCGCTCGGGAGCAGCGAGAACTTCGAAATGTTTTTGGAAGGACGCGCATCTTTCCTCGAGATTGTGCGTTTATGCCTGTGTGGGAAAGACAAGCCCTGAATTTTCTTCCGCAATGCGTGTGTAAGGGTTCTCTTGTTCTAACAGAGTATGGTTACATACCGGTTGAAGAGTGTGACGGAGTTAGAGTTTTTGACAGCAAGGAGTTCACTCCTGCCGTTCTACAAGGACCTCGTTGGAAGGAAGAAGTAGAGATTACTACTTCTTTTGGACCACCACTATACGCAAGCGGCGATCATCGCGTGTTAGTACTAACAAAGGACGGGATTCAAGAACGGTTTGTCCGAGATTTGCAAAAAGGGGAGCTGTTAGTAGTTCCTGAGGTGAATACCCTGAATAATAAATTGAAGGAGCTAGAAGATTCATTTTTGCCTAAAGTTAATACTGTGAAAGGGAATGTTTCTTTTTATAAACCTGTTCTAGTAAAGAGAGACGCGCTTCCTAAGATCAGAAAGAGAGGTTTGAAAGGAGGGTCTCCGCTTCCTGAAACGGCTTACTTGTACCTTTCTAAGGTTTTCCGACATCTACCTTCTCGAGGCCTTTCTGAGACAGAACAAGTTCAACTTCGTAGACTGATACAGGAGAAGAGTTTATCATATGACCATGCTCGAGAGTTGTATACAAGGTTTAGGTCTCTGTTTAGTCCCGAGGAACGAAACGAACTCGATCTTTTCTTCAAGTCCACCTTTTTCGAAGTTACTCAAGTTAGGAGTACAGGCCGGGTTGTAGAGATGTACGATTTAACCGTACAAGGCCCGCGACCCTACTACGTGTGCCAAGGTTATTTGGTTCATAATAGTACTGTCGCAGATCATACTAATCAGACGCTTTGGATGCTCCAAATGATTTTTAACGAACGCGGGCTAGATGCGAGAGTGATAATCCAACTTCATGATGCTATAATGGTGGAAGTTCATGAGAGTGTTTTGGATGAAGTTGTTGGTTTAATTCAGGAGTTGTACACGCGCCCTGTGGCTAATACAGATTTAGTGATCCCGGTTGAAATTGAAGTTGGGGATTGTTGGAAAGGAGGTGATCATTTGTTTGAAGAGTAGTTTAGGCTTTTTCCTAGAAGAAGTACAATAGATGGTCGATGTTAATTTTTTTACAAAAGGAGGTTTGTTATGCCAGTTGATCTCGCTAAAATTAAGAATGATCTTGCTAAGTTTAGCTCTGGGAATTTTTGGAAACCTAAAACAGGGAAGAATTATATTAGGATTTTACCGCCCTACCGTGAGGACATTCCAGTGTACTACTACGCCGTTCGATTACATTGGGTGAGTAGTAGATATGTCCTTTGTACAGGAGATGGTTGTATTGTATGTTCAATGTTGCAAGACTCGGCCTTTGCGATGGTACTGAAGGATAAGGTTCAAACAATGAACAAGTTCCTCGTGAACATGATTGACTTAGAGAACCCTTCAGCAGGTGTTCAAGTGTGGAGTATGCCTGTTACAGTATGGCGTTCGCTGAATCAGTACTTTCTAGATCCTAAGTGGGGTGACCTAACTGATGTGAATCAGGGAAGAAATATCACCATAGTTCGTGAAGGCACTGGGGCTAAGGATACTAAATACCAAGTGTATCCGGATCCTGAACCAACTCCGGTTGACCCGACCTTCTTGTCTGGCCTTAAGGACCTGAGCACGATCTTTGAGGAGATACCGTTTGAGGAGATAGCTGAGTTACTTCAAAACGAGAATGTGAGACTGACTCCGGCTTCTGTTGGTCAAAGTCTCCCTACGCCTGGTTCTACTCCTCCGTGGGAAGGAACCCCGGGTAGTCAACAGCCGGTTACACCTTCTACTCAGTCATCTACTCCTAATCCGCAGCCAGCGCCTAGCGCTCCCCCTCAATCACCTCCGCCTGATCAACCAGCTCAGGCTAGCCCTGCAGTAGAGACACCATCTTCTGATAAGAGTTCTTCGGGCCAGCAATTTGATCCTCAGAAAATGCAAGCTTTGCTCAATAAGTTGATGAATAAATAGAGTCACTGGTAGGGGAGTAGAATATACTCTCCTACCATTCTGTTAATGGGAGGTAGGAGATGGAATGGTTAGAAGCTGCTAGAAAGTCACTCAAGTGTGCGACTTCTACTCTAGATACAATTTCTCAAGACGAACGAGGTTATCTTCCTTCAGGGGTGTTACCCCTTGATTATGTAACAGGAGCTCCTGGATTCCCTTTAGGTAGAGTTGTAGAGATTTTTGGTCTTGAGTCAGTAGGGAAATCTGCTATTGTAGCAGCACTTCTTGGCTCTGCCCATGTACTAGAAGGGACCGCTGTCCTCGCTGATACAGAGCACGCTTACACTAATGATTGGGCGAGGCTCTTCTGCGTCTCTCCAGAGAAACTGCTCGTTGTGAACCCTGAACACGTCCAAGAAGCCGTTGAGACATTTAAGACTCTTTGTACTCTTTTCAAAAAGCACCCCGCACCCCCACCACGTATATTTGCGTGGGATTCTATCGCAGCCACTCCTGTCCTTGAGGAAATAGACGATGATCTTTCAGATAAGGCCGCAGGCCTTCACGCACGGCTCCTTTCGAAAGGACTTCGTCAACTAACGACCGCTTTGGAAGATTTGAATATTTTGTTTGTTGCAACCAATCAGCAAAAGGAAAAGATCAGTATTTGGGGTGCTAGTGGAGTTTCGAAGATTGGTGGTCACGCGTTTGATTTTCACAGTTGCCTTCAACTACAATTGAAGCGAGTAAGTTTAATTCCTCATCCTGAGAGGAAAAATGAGGTAGTAGGAATGAAACTGTCTGTGACGGCGGTTAAGAATAAGATTTACCGTCCCTACTTGACCGCTCCGGTCACCTATTATTTTGACTCTGGTTTTGACGATACCGAGTTTGTTACTTGGTTCGCGAAGGAGACGGGTATTCTCAAGGATTTGGGTGGAGGTGGTTGGAAAGAGTTCAAAGGTGAAAAATTTCAAGGTACACCTCCGGTTGAGATTTTTTCAGAGATTGAGAAGTTGGTGGTAGAGACCTACTACGGGCCTCTTGCTAACACGGTTCTTCAACTTCGTAATCTTCGAACCAATCAAGTTCTGCTTTCACCTAAGTGGAGGAAGGGCGATGTTTCCCACGAAGACGGAGTCCAGACAGCTTTACCTGGAGAAGAGAGTTCTTCAGATACTTCATCCGACGCTAGTTCGGAGTACTGATTATTACTCGTTGAAAGGGTATTTACTTGGGGATGAGAGGTATTTTGACGTTCCTTTAGTTCGCCCGGGGCTGCTGTTTTGTCGTTACCTCAAGCTCTCTCTGAACCAATTACTCAAGAGGGGGTTTACCCCAGAGCTGCGCGAATTCATTCAAGAGTGTCATCAGCTCTCTGGTGGTGATGCTTTTTACATACTGACCCGTAAAGAGGGGAGTAACATTTTCTTAATCACTCCGATAGATAACTTGCAAACACGCGTTCAACCATATTTGTTCATCAACGGATATTTCTTGTGTGAGTTTACTAACTTTGCCTCTCATGTGGTTTTAGGAGGTGCTTATGCTGCGAGTAAGTGAGGTTTTTGAGAGCATCCAGGGTGAAGGTCCTTATGTTGGAGTCCCTGCCCATTTTGTGCGCCTACAAGGCTGCAATCTTGTTAATCTGCCGTGTGGCCCTTGTCGGATGTGTGATACGAGTTATGCTATTCCCATAAAAACTTCGCCTTCACTGTGTGCAGAAGGAGATTTTCTGCGATTATTGAAGAGTAAGAGACTGCCACTTCTTGTGATTACGGGTGGAGAGCCGTTACTTCAACAACGGGAATTGGTGCAATACCTGTCCAGAGTTCCTTCAGAGTTATTGCCAAAGTTAAACGTTGAGACTAACGGGACCATTCCTCCTAGTAGGGAATGGGCGAAGTTTGATACTCTTTTTTCAGTTAGTCCGAAGTTACACACTTCATCCTATCTTAACTTAACGTCTTTTCGAGGGTTTAAAAAGATACTTAAGGTTGTGTATAATAAGAAGGTTGATGATTACACTTTTGCGCAGTTTGTGTTCAAGTGCGCTTCCCAGCTCGGAATTGCTTCGGAAGAAGATATTTACGTAATGCCTGAGTCTCGAACTAGGGATTCTTACGTAGAACAAGGTCTCGCGTGTTTTGAGTTTTGCATGAAGTACGGGTTTAGGTTTGGTACCCGTGAACACTTAGTTCTTTTTAATGGAGTTGCGGGAAAGTGAGGTCGAAGTTCATGTTTAAGGGTATGTTTACCTTAATGAGCGGCGTGTTGTTGTCTCCTTATTGCGCCAGTCAAATGGTGATTTTGGTTTGTCTGGTGATTGTGGAACTAGTCCTAAGTGTGTACTTGTCTTTGAAGTATCGGCGGTTTGATAGTCACATACTTCTTAGGACGTGTTGTAAATTCTTACTCTACTTCGGAGTCATTTTGACTGCAGTTGGAATCGACTCCTACTTCGGGTTTCGGAGGATTTTAGTACAGGGGTTTCTACTCCCTTTCTTGTCCGTGACAGAAGCCCTTGAAGTGTTCAGGCAAGCAACTGAATTAAAGTGGTTTGAGAGGAGATTTCCGCGTTTCTCTTATTGGGTTAGACATGGATGAGGAGTATAGTGGTGAGAATTTATATGGCTTGTTGGACGCAGTGATGTCCCGCTTACATCGGGATTTAAATGGCCCCCGCGACAGCGGAAAAGATGGTTGGGATCTTTGTTGTAAGGCCCTACTGTGGTTTATGTTTAGCGAGGGAGTTTTATCTTTTCCGCGACGTAATAAAGCGGATGAGTTCTTTAGGTACCTGTTTAAGAAGGTAGTGAACACGTCACGGAAGTTTGCTCTTAATGAGGACTTGATTTGTTTGGGCCTTTTTGCGCTGAAGAAGCAGTTTGAACAGAAAGGAGAATCGAATGAAGTTTAGTATTTACACGCACGGAGATTTTGACGGTTTGGTGTCAGGTGCAATTGGATATAATTTTTGTAAGGAAGTTGGTTTAAGTTTGGATAAGATTACTTTTGTTGAGTATTCGACTTATCCTCCTGAAGTTTGGGATTCCTATCGGTTTGACCCTATTGTTAATGTGGTAACTGACTTTCCATATAGTCGTGCTCTTCCTTCTTCTGACTTCTTTATTTGGGCTGATCATCACCAGGAAAGGTTTGTTCCAGACTCTTCCGAAATAACTCGGGGAGTTTGCTTTTATGACTCCGACGCCCCTTCCTGTGCTAGAGTTCTTGAACCTTTAGCTAAGTTGAACCCTCTGTTGGAGTCTCTAGTACCTTGGGCTGATATGGTTGATAGTGCTCGCTACGAATCTGCTGAACAAGCCGTCTTAATGAAGGACCCGCCGTTAAGAGTTGCTGTTGCTATGTCTCAAACGTTCAACGATGATGTTTTCAGAGCCGAGTTGCTGAAAATGATATGTCAAGTTCCTCCCGACCAGATACTCTCCCATCCGAAAGTAGACGATGCTTATCGACGGTATACTTGGAAGCAAGAGAGGTCTATAGATTTCTTACAAAAGAATTTGGTCCTTTATGAAGACAAAGACGTCTTAGTAGGGATATGTTCCTTTGTTGGTTATAAGTTTTCCTCTCGGTATGCCGCTTTCTTGGTTCAACCGAATTTAGACTTTTTAATACACATTCGTAGTATTCCTCCTTGGGATTCACCTGCAGTCAGCCTGTCGGTCTCTTATAACCCGTGGAAGGAGTTTGATTGTGTAATACCTTTACACGAGATTCTTCGTGATGTTTACGACGGTGATTCGGGAGGTCATGTTCGTGTTGCCGCTGCGGTTTTACCCAATGCTCAAGCTGCTATGGAGCTAGCGCGGAAGTTGGCTCAGGTTGTATGTACACGTCTTACTACTGCGCGTGAAAAAGTCACTTGACTTTGGCCATTTGTGAGGGTAAATTTTCTCTTGTTGAATGTTCAGTTCAGTTTAGTTTTAAGGAGGTAGGTTATGAGTAATACTGATAAAGTGAAAGAGTTAACCGAACTTGTCACTCAACTGGTTAAGGCTTTGGTGGACGACCCGGATACTGTAACCGTTGAGACTTACAAAGGGGATTCAATTGTGTTGTTTACGGTTAAAGCTGACTCTCCTAAGACGCTCTCGTTTCTAATTGGGAAGAAAGGAAGCACGGTGTCTGCGATGAGACATCTTGTTCGGTGCTTAGGAGCTCGGTTGGATCTTAAGACTGTCTTTGAGGTGTCTAGTCTTAAGTAATTTTATGTACCTCGAGCATGTTGTAGCTTTTTGCTGTTTGTAGGATAGTTCTGATGGTGTTAACTGGAGCTGTGGTTTTGTTTTGTATTGTTGAGCTGTAAAGACGTACTCTTACCCTCTTTCCCTCGTTGTCTATGTAAACACTTACGTTGTAACAAGCTACTGCTACTACGTCGCCCTTGTTCAAGTAAAGTTCGGAGTTGTGACTTCTTCCTACTAGTTCGAGATCTCCTTTCTCGTTTGCAGCTCCTAGGTCGTAGTTATAGACACCTTTTGTCTTTGTGGGGATCCTGTTAATAACTTTGAGCGCGAATTCTATATACCGTTTAAACTTGATGAATGTTAAATTATGTGCATCTTGTTTAGTTGGTTTGAGTATTGCTCCTTCAAAGTGTCTGATTTTACAGAACTTGCGGACGTTCTTGTCGACCTCTGAGAGAGACCTTGCTCGCTCGTAAGGGACCCTGTTTAGGGGTGTATCTATAGGAGTTAGTTCTGAGGGGATGGGAAGTGCCTTGAGTTCTTCTAGGCGCTCCAGTGTTGTTTGATGAGAGATATCTTTATTGTCTATGTAGAGACAATCGAAAAGAGTCAATACCGCGTGAACGTTGTTGCGAGTTTTCCTTCTCCTATGGATTAAACCAATGGTAATTCCTCGTGGTTGGTGCTTTTTGTTTACGTAAGTTTCCAGTTCGCCCTCTGCGACAAGGTTGTTACAGGGGAGGTTCTTTAGGGCTTCTATGATTGGATTTGGTAGTTGTAATGGATTGCCTTGGTCACTGTACGCTTTAATGGAGTTACCTTCTTTACTAATTTGGATGTAGAGACCATCGTACTTGGGTTCAACAATGAAATCGAGCCGTGCTCCGTATTTTTTACGTATGAATGATAACAGTTCGCGCGTGTTAATTTTCTTCACGTTGAAGATGAAAGCTACATAGTCGTGTTGACGCCCGTTGAACTTTCCTGGTGTTATTTTTTTCGCTAACATTGAGCCTCCTTGATTAGTGTTCTTAGTTGAGGTTAACTCCTTTTTTTGTTAGAGGCAAGTGAGGTTTGTGATGGATAGGACAATCTCTATAGTAATTGGTTATGAACATCATGAGCGACGTCTTCCTTTACTTCTTAAGTGTCTTTCCTCTCTCCAAGACATCGAGCAAATTTGCATCGTTGAGTCTGGTCCTTTTAAAGCACTAACTCGTAATGTGTTATCTCCTGTTTTAGCTGAGGATACTGAGTTGAAGTACTTGAAGATTTACACATCGACCCCGTACAACAGGGCCTGGAACTTCAACATTGGAGTTCGTCATCTTTCGACTTGTGATATAGTTGTTCTAATTGATGCTGATTTGGTCTTTCCTCCCGACTTCTCACGTATTGTACGTGAGCAGGTTACTTCCAAGGACTATGTCGGTCCTGCCTGGAACTGTATTGTGTACTTGAGTGAAAAGGATACTCTTCGGTCACTCTCGCTCCCAAGGTATGAAGTAGAAATTACGTCTCCGTCTCGGGCTTGTCGCCCTTCTAAGGCAGGTGCTGCCGGAGGAGCCTTTGTGTGCTATCGTGATACTTACTTCGATTTTCAGGGTATGGACGAGAGGTTCTTTGGAAGGACGAGTGAAGACAACGCTCACTGGGCTAAGTTAGAGGTCCTAGGTTACAAGGTGAGGCCTCTCCCTGTAACTCTCTATCACTTGTATCATCCTATCAACCCTGTAATTGCATCAAATCGTAGTGAAGTCTTTGACATGTTAAATTGGTCTAAAGAGAGGTGGTTGGAAGAGATAAACTCTAAAGGTAACTGGGGGTCGATTGATGGATTCATTGTTAAACCTATCTAAGACTTGTTATCTATTTTGGTTGGTAAGAGGTGATGTACCTTTATATGTTACTGTAAGTGTGTCTTCTTTATGTGCAGTGGCTGGATTTGATGAAGTAATTATGTGTTTGGATGTTTCTGAGGTAGACATGCCGTTTGAGTTCGTTCGAGAAACTTATTTCCCGGAGGTAACCCAAGTTGTAACTCCTCAAGAGTTCTTTGAGAAAGAGGCATTTTCTATTTATTCGAGTTTGCACGGTCGTTATGAGGTAGTTAATAAAGCCGATTTTTTTCGAATTTACGCATTGTACCGGTTTGGGGGTTTTTATTGCGATACAGATACGCTGGCTCTTCGTCCATTTCAACCCCTTGTAACTGGTTCTTCCTATATTTCTTCTGAAGACGGCTCTCATTTAAGCAACGGTATTCTTTTTACGGAGAAAGGGCACAAGGCTTTGGAGTTTATGTATAAGAATTTTACTAACCGGTGGCAGCCCAATACTTTTAATTTAGTAGGGTCTCAATGGTTTACTGAACTAGAAGAGTACTTCCTAGTTGATTGGAATAGGAATCATCATTACTACATTAGTTGGCAGGAATGGAAGAAACTGTTTTCTCCTTTCTCTGGAGAGGTTGAGGATTTGTTTACGCGAGAGGTATTCTCTGTGCATTTATGGGGTACCACGCTTCGTCGAAACAACTTTTATCTCTCGCCGGATTATGTACGTGAGCGCCCTTCAACCCTTTTTTCGAAGATCGTGCAGTTTCTTTCACAGAAGGATTCCGTAATTTGCAAGGAGTTGTGCCAATGAGCGTTCTTGAACGATTGTCCCCGGATAATCGCCTCTTTGGTATTCCGATTCAACACTCATTTGCGTCACTCTATATCTTGGATCTAGTTTTTGACCAGTTTGATTTTGCTCAGGTTGTTGAGTTGGGTACTTATAGAGGTGCTCTTTCAACTTTTCTGTGGCTAGAGTGTCAAGTTCGAGGTCACCGTTTCTTGTCGGTTGATCGCGCTGATAAGAGAGTCACGGATTTATTTCCTTTCTTAAGAGGTGATATTTTTGAATGTCAACGGACTAAGTTGAGAATTTTTGAGTTTTTAGGGCAGGCGCCCTCTTTCTTGTACTGTGACGATGGGAATAAACCACGTGAGATTCAGGTTTACGCACCTGTCCTTCCCCCGAGAAGTGTACTCGGTGTACATGATTGGGGCACAGAAATCTCTGAGAAAGATGTTTCGTTTTTGGCTGACTTGAGTTTTCATCCGATTGATGACATAAATTGTTTAAGCACGGAACTCCACACGTTGCAACAGTTTTGGGTTCGAAGATAATGTCTCCTGAGTTTGTTCACGATTTTCGGAACGGGATTAGTTGTATTGCTGGGATTATCCTTAGAATTAACCGAAAACAGGAAAGTATCCTTGCTGCACAGGAAGAGTTGTCTCAGTTATTTTGCGAGCTTCGGCTCCAGTTACTTCGTGTTCTTTCAGCTTTGGAACGTTCCGTTGATAGCTTTGAAGAAGTGCATGGAGGTCAAAATGCCCTCAAGCAATCCGTTCGCGATCACGAAAATCTTGACAGAAGTTCTTGATTTGAAACCTCAAAGTATTTTGGATATTGGTCCGGGTTTCGGTAAGTGGGGTGTACTCTTTAGGGAGTACTTGGATGTTTGGAATTGGAGGGTGTTTCCTCCTGAGTGGAAAGTTCGAATTGATTGTATCGAAGCTTATTCCAAGTACATCTCTCCTTTACACGAGTACATTTACAACAAAGTAATAGTTCAGGACGTTCGATCCATTTCTTGGGAGTCTTTCCCTACTTATGATCTCATATGTTTGTTCGATGTTATTGAGCATATGAGCAAACTCGAGGGCTACGATCTGTTACACACCTTGCTCCGGAAGGTTACTAAAGCAGTGTTTGTTTCAACACCATTGCCAGAGGATTTCTCTTCCTTTCCTCACGGAAGATGGGAAGATGATTATGAAGGACATAAGGAAGCTTGGTCTCCGGTAGAGTTTGTTGAAAATTTTGGCGCCGAAATAGTGATGTGTGACGGTGGTAAAAGAGGGTTCCGGACTTTTCTCGCGAAGATTATGATACGATAGGAGGCTTTTTTATGGAACTCGTAGAGTTTAAGGGTCGTAAAGGAATTTGGATTACTTACAAGGGCCGCAAGATCTTTATCCCTGAGGAAAGAATTCATCAACGAGAGTTGGGGTCACGTTCCCGTCTTGATCCAAAGATGAAAGTCCTCGGAGGTATCACTTTAGCAACTTTAGCCGCTTACTTTTTAAAACCCGGTACGCCCATTTCTGAACTTTTTCGCAATAAAAGGTTTGTCGTGATCGCTAAACACCCAAATCCCACTCCCTCAATGAGAGAGAAGTTTTATGACATGATCACGTCGGCAATAATGGGGATGCGTGTAGTTCGTCCCAAAGCGGGCGCTAAACTTCCCAAAACTGCAGGCGTTGTTCATACCTGGTCGAAAGAAGCCTTTAAGATGAAACTTCCTAAGATTCAAGACTATGACTTGATGTCTGCTATTGACGATAAAGCGGTATTTCCAAAGCTGTTCAAGGACGACCCTAAAATTGTTCCTCAAACCTTCTTACTTCGTGAGTTTCACAGTCTTGAATCCGCACGCTATGCGTTCCAACGTGCTGGGAAGGGATTTGTGATTAAACCGCGCATTGGCTCACTTTCGAAGGAACTCCCTACTCATGAGTGGAGTGACAAACGTTTGATGAAATATATTGAACAGCACGGTGGTCCTAATAATGTGATCATACAAGAAATGTTACCTTTTAGAAATGAGTTTCGTGTTCACTATGTGAATGGGAAGGTTTACTCTATTACACATCGTCGTTTTCCTGATCCTTTCCGTAAAATTTACAATAAAATCTTTTATCGATTCGGAATGGAGGGTGGTTCTTCTATTCCAGTGCTCAACCCTGTGAAACGTAAACGACTTAAGGAGTTTGTGACTCAAGCTATGAAACTATATGAGAAGAACGCCCATGTAGGGTTTGACATCGTCGAATTACCTGACGGTTCCTTCCGATTTATTGAAGGAAACCCTGTTCCAGGTAGTTTAATGAACCCTGTTATTGCCAGGAAGTTACACAAGACTGTCACTGGAGTATGGACTAATGACTTACGCGCCGTTGCTCTAGCTGGAGGCGCGGCGGGTTTATGGTGGGCAGGAGAAGGAGTTTCCGAAGTACGGAAGAAGGAGAAGCAGCTGTGGGTGTAGGAAAACACGTGTTGATTGACGTGTTTGAGGTGCCTTTTGAAGTTTTAGATAATGAGAAGTTGGTTCTTCAGTGTTTGATTCGGGCCGCTAGTAAGGCCGGCGCAACCATACTTCATTCATTCGTTCATCATTTTGAACCTCACGGGGTAAGTTGTGTGGTTGTGATCTCTGAGTCTCACTTTTCTATCCATACTTGGCCTGAACGACTTTACGCGGCCGTTGATTTGTTCACTTGCGGCGATTCCGTTGATTTAGATGTAGCGGTTCAGGAGATTCTTCAGTTTCTTAAAGGTAATCCTAAAGTTTTAGTCTTGGAGAGGGGGGATGTACATGATCGCCGATTGGGGACTTCACCTGATTTTAGATTTGTATGATTGTGATGAGTTCCTTATTTCTAGTAAGGGCAAACTTAGGGAATTCGTATTCGAACTTTGTGATATTCTTGATGTGAAAAGGTACGGTGACCCTATAATTGAGTGGTTTGGTAACGGCCCTTCTGAAGGATACACTCTTGTTCAGTTAATAGAGACGTCTCTGGTATCAGGACATTTTGCTCCTTCTAGCCGGACTGCTTACATTGATGTGTTTAGTTGTAAATTTTTTGACCCGATTAAGGTTCAGGAGTACATTGGAGGTTTCTTTAAAGCTAAGAAGGTTGATTCTACCCTTCTTGAAAGGGGGTCGAAGTTACGTGAAGTATAAGATAACATTTCTGGGTTCTAAGGGTATGATTGAGGAAAGTTCCCCTCATCACAAACTGAGAACAGGTATTGTAGTCGAGACTCGCAGAGCGCGTTTCCAAATTGACTGTGGTGAAGAGGAGTTCTTTGATAACCTTAAGGACGTGGATTTTTTGTATGTAAGTCATTGTTATGATGAGAAGACTGAAGTTTTTACTAATCGTGGCTGGAAGAGGTTTACTGAGTTAAGTAGTTCGGATTACGTCGCGACATTGGATGAGGACGATCGATTAGTGTTTGAGAAGCCTATAGATTATATTGAGCAAGATTACACTGGGTTAATGTATTACTTGAGTACGGATTTTTTGAATATGATGGTGACTCCTAATCACAATTTGTATATTTCGGAGAACTTTGATGACCCTTCCTTTTCTCTTATCCCTGCCGCGAGGTGTTTTGGGCGCCCTAAGATGTTTACGTGCTCTTTTAAATGTGAACAACACGATACTTCTCTGGCACAAGCAGTTTTTTCTGACAGTCGTTCCTCTACCGCTAAGTCAGTAACCTCCGGTAGTCAAGAGTCCTGGGTTCCTTACGACGGGAAAGTTTACTGTGTTACTTTACCCGAGTACACTAGGCATATACTGTTGACTCGCCGTGAGGGTAAAGTGTGCTTTTCCGGGAACTCACACCCAGATCATGTAAGTGGCTTAAAACACAAGGAAATTCCGACGACGTTGGTGTCTACGTCGCTCGTTCGACGTCAATTAGTCCGTAATTGGAAGGTCACTCCTACTCTTTTTTCTTCACTTCCTTTTGAGTACGAAGATGTGTCGTTAAAAGCTGTTTCTTGTTTTCACTCTATTCGATGTCCTATGTGGGGTGTTGTAATAAATAACGAATTGGGTATCTTTACGGATGTTATACGACCACGTGCTGGCTGGGGGATTCTCAAGGGACTCCGAGTTTACATTGGTGATGGCTCCGCGATTAACCATCCCATAATCCGCGTTAAGGAAAAGGGAGGAGAACCGTTCGGGCACACTTGTATGAAATCTCAACTCCGATATGCTTCTCAATTGAATTGGCAAACAGTTGTTTTTACTCATCTTGGCCGCCAGCCTGTTTTGAAAGGTGATGAGAGAGTGAGAGAAATTCTCGGTGTGGAGGATTTAATTATTGCGAAGGATGGACTTACAATCGAAGTTTGAGTCAGAGGTGCCGAAGTACAGACATCGAACACGAAAACGTAGAATTCCTGTTTACTATCGACTTAGAAGGGAGTACCGAAGTAGGGTACCGTGGTTTCGTGAGTGGGCCGTTCTAAAACGTTATGTCACCGTGGATGATGCTGAAAAAGCTGTTAAGGTCTTGAACGCTAAGGATAAGTGGTTTGAATATAGTTTAGATCCTTATTAAGGAGATTGGCGTGAAATTTAGAGTCCCTCCTGAGTGGATTGAGAAATGGATTACCAAGGGCGGACGTAGAGTTCCGATTATTAAAAAGGAGTTCCGCCAAGCTTTCTTGTGGACTTTCGCCTTTGCCAGGAAGTCTCCTCTTCGAGTTGTTGACTCCCGGTCTATTAATGAAACGCTAGAAGGGGCGGGCTTCGAGACTTTTAGGTTTCTCGAGAACGTTGCAGCGCCTCATCCCGAAGTCCGCAGGAAAGTCCTTCCTCAGGCTGATGCATTTTTGAATTTTTTTATTGGGAGTGCTGAGAGTGAAAGAGCATTTCGTAATGTAAGTTTATCCTTTCATCGTTATACGTCGTCTGCTCCAATAGGGTGTTATGTTGATGCCTATATTCTTAGGTCGACGGGGAAAATTGAAAGAGAGCTCACACAACAGTGCCTTGAACAATTTTCCGCAAATGATCGTGTCCATCTCAGACACGTTCTGGGAATTACTCTTCCTAAGGTTCAAAGGGTTCCTTCTGAGGTTAAGGATCTTGCTGAGTACGCGTTTCCGCAAGGATCGGGGGCTATTAGTATGCTAGTGTACTCCCCTAGGCGGCGTGATGTTCCTTATGATCTTACTTTTCTCCATGAATGCGGTCATTTTGTTCAGAGTCAGCTTGCTACTCGGGCTCCTGATTATTATGTAGAATTTGGTCGAAGTGTTTATGCTCCTTACCTTCAGAGAGTTTTGCCTGAAGCTGTACAGCTCTTTCAGCAAGCTACTAAGCATTATGGTTCGGTACGCCCTTCAGTTAGGCGTAATTTTGTGAGGTTGCAGTTTTATCGGGCTTTAATGGACGACCCTTTTAACACGTCCGTGATATCAATTCCCAGCCTTCAAAGTCCAGAAGAGGGCTTTTCTGAGGCTTTTTCGCTTTTTGCACATTCAAATCTTCAGCATCGTAGGTTTCTTAGACTTAAGTGGCCTGAGGCACGTGACTATTTTGCTACTTTGGAAGGAGTACTGTGATGACTGAATTCGACCCAATTCGGTGGCTGTCCAAGTATCGAGCAAAACATCTCGGAGAAGATCACTTCTCCCTGTGCTCTTTTTGTAAACATTTCCGTGAGGATTGTACTTGTGTAGCGTTTCCCAAAGGAATTCCAGGAAAGTACTTGTTCTTTGATGTCTATCACCTTGAGAAAGATCCTTCTCAGAAAGGGGATGCTGTATTTGAATTGTCTTCTCGTTTTGTGAAGGAGAAGTAACTATGCTGAAGATTTTATATATTTGTAAAGACTTTACTAACTGGATTGGACATGGACATCTAGCCTTTAAGAAAGCTCTTGCTAAAGTTGCTGATGTTACTTTTCATCACAAGCCCTGTCACGTACCTACGCTATTGAAGGAGCTCGCTGACAAAGGGAAAACTTTTGATCTACTCATGTTGGGTGAAGCTCCTCCAGTAACTCCTCCTTTGACAGGGCTAGCTGAGATTAAGCTTCCTAAGGTAGTTCACTATTGGGATGTTCATGCTTATCAGAGAGATCGGCTCCTGTTTATCAAGGAGAATAAAATCGACTTTGTGGTAGTAAAGTTTAAAGAAGGGACGCTCAAGTTGTTTCCTCGACTCCTTGATGTAGTTCCTTGTGAGTGGTTACCTATTGGAGTTGACACTCACGTGTTTAAGAAATGGTCTCAAACGAAGACCATAGACATCTTACTAACCGGAGCTATTCTCCCTGATGTTTATCCTATGAGAACATCTTATTTACGTACGTTTAAGGGGTACCCTGGTTTTGTACACGTCCCTCATCCTGGTTATGGTCACTTTGATTCACGAACTGCGATTGTTCATGATACCTACGCGAAGCTTTTGAACTCAGCTAAAGTTTGCCCTACTTGTGGTAGTATCTACAATTACTCCATTCAGAAGTTCTTCGAGATTCCCGCGTCTTTTTCTCTTTTGGCAGCTCCACCTATTAACGACATTGTAGAACTTGGGTACGTTCCAGATAAACACTTTTTGCCCGTCTCACCAACTTCCTTTGAGGATAAAATTCTCTCAGTGTTAAGGGACGAAGACCGCTTAGTTGAGATTACGACACGAGGGTATAGATTAGTTCGTAAGTTCCACAGTGTCGATGTGAGAGCAAAGCAGTTTGTTAACTTGATGTGTAGAGCTGTATTGGGCGTTAAGCAGCCATTTGATGGGTTAAGGGAGTTTTCTCTGAGGTGAGAATCGCAATTCTAGGGGCAGACGGCTACTTAGGTTTTGCACTTTCACATCATTTGCTTAGAGAAGGGCACTCTGTACTAGGCGTTGACAATTTAAAGCGGGAGTCTTTAGTAGAGGCGACCTCCTCTTATTCGATTATTCGTCACTCTTTTGAGTCCTTAAAAGATTTACAGACTGTTGAGTTAGATGTTACAGATTCCGCTGCCTTACGTGACCGATTGGAGAAGTTTGAGCCTGATTTGATTGTCGACTTATCCCGGTTATACAGCCCAGCCCTTTTTCAGCAGCGAGACCAATTGCTTTGTGTTACTAACCTTTACAACACCATTTCGGTTGTAAATACACTAGCTTCGTCCGCTTTACGTAACGTTCCTTTATTTGTGGTAACCGATCTAAACTCCTATTATCCCTCACAACTACCGGTTCCAGAAGGTCCGTTATTGATTCACCACAATGAGCTTGAGGATTTTTTACCTTTTCCATTGAAAGGGGACTCTCTTAATCAGTGTACTGAAGCCTTTGTTCAAATTTTCTTAACATATGCTCGTAACCACTTAAAACTCAAGTTAGTCGATCTCCGTGTAGGTTCTGTGTATGGTGTGTATCCAAGTGAGGAACCACTTCATCGATTGCACGTTGACAAGTTTCATAGTACCGTCATTAACTACTATTGCGCCCGAGGCGTCCGTCAAGGGATCGTAAATGTGCCTCAGGAGGGTTACTATACTATTATCTCGTTGAATCAATTTGTTGAGAGTTTTACTTACTTGTTGACTAAGAAGGTGGACAAACCCATTGTTCATTTGTTCGATCGGCTGGTCAGCTTTCAGGATTTGATTTATAAGATAAAACATGTTTTTGCGGAGGATTTTGGGTATAGACTACGAATTGGGTTCTTTCGTACTAAAACATTTGAGTTTACTTGGCCACAGTTTGTCCACATTGAAAGGGAACTCTTGAGTGATTGTTTCTTAAGTGATACAATTGAGCTTGAGGATGATTTGAGAACGTTGATCGATGTGTGCTTCAGGAATAAGAAGAAAATCACTTCGTTACCTCGTTCTTTGTGGTAGGAGGAAAGAGTATGAGAGTCCTAATCTTGGACGATGAGGCGCCAGTAAGGGACTTTTTTAAGTCTTTCCTCGAGAGTAGTTTTGACAATTGTGAGTGTTATACTTGCGGTTCAGTTCAAGAGTTTAAGAAGTTAAATACTGAAGTCAATCCCGATTTCTACATCCTTGACGTTGTCCTACTCAATGGGCAAGTGTTCTCAGCGGTGGACCAGTTTGACCCTGCACGGGCGATACTTGTGACAGGTTACGATTCGGATAGAGTTCGTAAAATCGCCCGCGTATATGGGTTTCACGGGGTTCTTCCCAAGCCTGTAAATGGAGACGTGTTGAAAAGTATGCTGGATTCTTTGGTATTGAGGGTGAGCCCCCGCTTACGGTCTAGAGTTCAGGATTTAATGGGCGTTTTCCCGAAACTGTTTGAAGTTCTTGCAAAGAGTTTGGTTAGTGGGCAGAAAGTGCAAGAATGTGTTGAGATAGTTGGTAAAGCTCTTAACGCAACAGTGATAGTTTCCCCATTTGAACAAGGTGGTATGATTAGTTTCCCTTTGTTTGCATACTTTAAAGAGGGCGAACCTAAAATGCCCCGACGATTTAAGTTACCTAAAGGTTGGTTTGATCAGTTGTTGAACGGGAAATTTGTTACCTGTTTCGAACAGGGACTCGACGAGCTTGGCATCGATGTTAAGAGGGCTTTAGCATTTCCTATCAAGGGCGAAGGTATAGGTCAATGGGGTTTCTTCTTGACTTATGATGATAAGGATGCTCCTTATTCTCAAGAGGAAATTACGTTCGTGAAGTGTGTTACGGATATTCTTGCTCTTGCATTACTCCGGCTACGTCATAATACTACTCTCGAGACTGTGCTTCGCAACGCCATTACGAAGGTGAGTGCTTTTTGAAGTAACGGTGGACTTAAGGAATCTCTCTACAGTCGAAGAATTGTTGGTTGAACTAGTACGAGGGAATACGTCTGCCACGGAGAAGTTAGTTGAGCGGGTGACTGTGATTGAACGTAAGGCAGAAAGTCTGTGTGAAAATCAAACTTCTGTTGTGTCGAGTGTGACTGAAGTTAAACTCCGAGTAGATGATATTTGGCGTATTTTACGGAGTTTGTTCATTAAAGTTATCCTAGTTTGTGGCTCCGTTTGTGCGATTAGTTTCGTGTTAGGATATCTTTTAAAAGGATAGGATTACATCTCCGTGATCTTGAAAGAGACCTTCCGCAGTGTTAGATCGTACACCGGAATACAGTTTTGGTGTACTCCCCCCTTTAGCGCTTTAATCTCTGGCCTCTCTTCTACCGGGAACATTCTCTGTAGTCTAATATAAAGAGGAACGAAGTAGTAAATAGGTATTTTGGGTATTAAGAAGAGATGATATGCAGGTGCGTAGTGTATAAAGTTTTTGATAAGTGTCTGTTTTTCGGGTAAGTCGTTGACTATTTTGTGAAGATCAATGGAAATTGGGTTGGTATAGTTTTTAGGGTACATAGGCGCGTACTTCCTACTCAAGACCGGCGGTGTGAGCTCTAAATTGTAGATGGGAGCGAACGTTGAGAAAGGTGTTCCGTAGTATGCGTTTGACCAGTGAACATAAGTTGGTAGAAATTTTTCGAGGACTTGTTTGGTCACTCTGGCGATTGGGTCTTCTTCAATCTTGAGAGGAGTGAAGACCATAAAATCGAGATCGTGCGGTGTTCCGTAGAAGACTGATCCTGTTACGATCACGTAGGGGTTTTTGATCTGGAAAGGTAACATCCTGTTCAAACTTCTTTTTACTTTATGAGCGTTTACCCCTCTCTTACGCAGTTCTCTGACTATTAAGCTGTCGAGTTTCATAAGCTGCGATAGAGTCAAACCCCCGACTTTCCCTCCTTTTTTTCGGGCCTTTTTAATCAGGGCTACTACAATTGAGTGCTTAAAAAGCAGGTCTTTAGTAGGGATTTTTGATAAATCGGCCCCTAAAAGCTGAGTTACTTTCATACTTACTCCTTGCACTAGTTGGTTGGTTCTAGTATAAAGGTAAGGAGACGCCGAGTCAACCCGTAGAGGAGGAAGACTGTGGAGAGACAACTTGAGAAGAAGGAGAAGGAACAACAGGTTAAGGAGCGATTAGTTGGAGAGACTTCGATCACTGCAGGAACTTTCGCAAGTTTGGTTACTTCTCTTTCCGCCTCGCAACTCCGTCAAATCTATAAAGAGACTAATGTTGTGAGGCGGTGTGTTGACCATATTGCGAGTTCTGTTGCGGACCTTCCGCGAGAGTATGATGTAAAGTTTGGTTTGAAGAAAAGTGAAGTAATCGATCTTATTTTTGTGCGCGAGACTATAACTGGAGAGACTTTTCGAGATGTGTTAATCGCTTTGACAGTGGATTTGTTGGTGTTGAACAAAGGTGTGTTAGTACCTTTGAAGACATTTGGCGGAAGGTTAACCGGATTTACGGCACGCGATGCAGCCACTTTTTCTCCAGTGTATGAGAAAGACGGCAGGCTTCGTGGGTTCATTCAACAAGTCGGCTTGGGTAAGGTGTATAAGTTTCGCCCAGATGAGTTAGTGTACATTCAACTTATTCCTAAAACTTACACTGCTACTGGAGGGTCTATCTTAGAGTCTCTTACTTATGAAGTTACGAGCTTGTTAAAGAACTTAGTGAAAAGCGATCCTGAATCTAGGAAGCCTATCGGGACATTTATTTTTCCGGAGAGTTTGGACGAGGCAGTTGTTAATAGGTTTCAAGAGGACTTAACCTCGTTAGTATCTGGAGGTAAAGTGAAAATCCCCGTGGTATGGGGCGCTGGTAAAGGGGAGTGGATCGAGTTGGTTAAACAATTTGACATTCAGATGGTTGCTACGTTCTTGGATCGCTTAGATTGGCTAGTTCGGAGCGCTTTTGGATTTGTGCCTCCTGGAAGTAGTTTACTTCAGTCACGACCTAACGAAGATTTGATGTATTCTACCTTAGTCCCTGTGGTTGCTCGGGCGATCCAGAATCGACTGAATCGGTTTCTTAAACCTTATGGAGTTACTTTTAGTTTTAAGATTCCTCCTGCACACTCGTTGCAACGTATTATTGAAGGGACTAAGTCAGGGTTGATCTCACCTAATGAGGCCCGTCAGTTTATGTACTTACCACCGGTTAAAGGCGGCGATCAGTTGTCAGTTATGCAGCCTCAAGGTTTAACTCCTGTAGGGAAGAGTGGGCAACAATCTCCTGTGGTACCTCTCTCGGACGCTAAACAAGATACAGATATTACTCGCTCGCTTTCTATAGAAGAAGTGAAACAGCTTAGGAATCTCTCTCTTTTGTCCGATGAGAAGGTAGCACGGTTTGTTCTTAGGAGAATTAAGTTGCTGAAATCGATGCAAGAGGAGTTAAGAGAGGCAGTTCTGGATTATCGTTCTTCTTTTGAAGAGAAGGTGATGTTGCGTCAGGATACCCCTGCTTTACCTTCTTATGTGCCTTTCTTACTACGAGTAGAAGGGATCATTGATAATTATGAGGCCCAGTCGATTGCGCTGGGTTATGAACGCGTGCTCCAGTTTTGGAACAGACGCGAGTTCGATAAGGATCTGATTGACGCTGAGATTGCTGAACACGATCGACGACTTCGTCGAGAGTCTATTCGGAGTTGGAAAGAGCGTTTAGATTCTATTCACAATGAAGCAAAAAGAGGTGAGTGGGATCAAGTTAAAAAAGATCTTGACAATTTTATACGCGCGATTATTGCCGCCGCAGGGTTTGTCACTTTGTTTGCGAATCTCCCTCTTGTACTTGTGTCTAAGTTTTTTGAGGAGACACAAGGAGTGCTCTTACGCTGGGTGGGCATATCTGATGATGTTACATGTTATGATGAAGCAACTAAAGTGTTGACGGATCGGGGGTGGAAGTTCTTTAAGGATTTGGATGGTACGGAGAGGTTGTTGAGTATTAACCCTGATGATTTGACTCAGGTTGAGTGGCTTAAACCTGTTGCCTATCAGACGTTTGAGTACGATGGTGAGATGATTCATTTCGAGGGCTATCAAACGGATCTACTCGTGACACCTGATCATCAGTGTTTTGTGTATGATAATGGAAGACTTCGGAAAGTTCGCGCAGGAGAGCTGACTCAATTTGCGAAGGTTTCTTTCTACCATGGTGTTCCCGTCGATGTTGCTGACGTGTCTAGTATTTCCTGTAGTGAAGCAGAAGTTCGCCTTTCTTACTACAAGGGGAAGGTCTACGACGTGACTCTTCCTAAATGGCACACTCTTTACATCATGCGCAATGGGAAGTGTATGTGGAGTGGTAATTGCGAAGACTGTGCAGCTCTTCAAGGGCGCGTTTTTAAACCATCCACGCTTGAACTGCTTCAAACTTGGCCCGGTTATGGTGTGCGTTGTGGCCATAACTGTAGGTGTGCCCTTGAACCTGTTTCTAATATTACGCAAGCAAGTGTTAACGAGTGGATCGGTAAAGTTATCAAGTTTAGGAATTTGCACGTCCCTCTAAAGGAAGCAGCGCTTGTTTATTCTGACGTAATCGAACATATCGATAAGAAGATCGCAGAAGCTCTCAAAAAGAACCCTCACTTACGGGAGCCTTCGTACGTTGCTTTATTTAAGGAAATCCGATTGCGCGAGACTTTAACCCAACCTAAATACGATGCTATACGAAATATACTCGAAATCCCCGCCTCTTTTACTGAGGAGCAGATTCGTTCAGCTTTTGTCGATGCAGTCGCCCTGAACGTCCTGTTACGTCAGAACTTTCAGTATCCTAGCTCACCTTTCGTCTCTGAGATAATGTCTATAATGGAGCGGGCCAGGAAAGTGCTTTGGAACGAGCAATTAAGTAAGCTTTTACCTTCAGAGTTGAAAGAGTCTTGGTTGGAAGGTGATTTCGCTCCTTTTGAGAAATTGTCACTTAAGCTGTTTGATATTCCAGTTAAGGCTTACTTTGATCCCAGAGAGTTTTTTACTTACATGTTCCGGGCGTCCATTTTTAGCCCTCATCGAGAGGATATAGTAGGGATGCCCGCTTTTCGAGAACTCCTGGCAACCCATGTGTGGTCCCCAACTACTTATGAGAATTGGCTTAACCGTGTTTATAAGGCCCGTTCCGCCCCTTGGCGGGCCACGTTAACTCCTGATAGAGTACTTACTCGACTGGAATACGTTGACTCAGAGTTCCGTGATAGATTGGTAGAAATCCTTAAGAGTTATCCGATGTTACGAGTTCCATCTTTTTGGGATGGGTTGAAGGGAATTAAGTTGTCAGATGTATCTCGCTACGACGCGTCTTATAGTTTGGAGGGGACCTATGATGAGTTTGTGAAGTCCTTTGTTGGTTCTATCTTGACTACGGGGGATACATTTCAGTTCCTCCACGAGCTAGGCCATCATGTGTTTGAGCGTCATTTTACCGCGCGCTCTACACTAAGAGACGCGTTTGCTTATGTGTACCGTGAACGAGTTTTGATCCCGTTTTACGAGCAAGTTTTACCTTATTTGACTGAAAAGGAAGCTCAAAAGTTCATGGGGTACATGAACGAGATGCTTGATGCAAGTGAGAAGAGAACTCTTGGGAGCTTTTTCTTAGGGTCTCGAGACGTATTTAGAGAGGAAATTTTTAAGCCTATTTATCCTAAGTTACAAGAGGTGATGCGGAACTGGGCACTTCCGATGCGACTGTACTCATTACAGAGCATCGACGAATCCTTTGCCGAGTTGTTTGCCACTTATATACGTAACCCATCGGTGTTGTACTTCAGTGACCCCGAGTTGTACTTGTTTATGGAATCGCTCTTGCAGAACCTTGCTGTACGTCCAGAAACTTTGATAAGTAAGCACCCTATGTGGAAACGTGTTTTTGAGGCCCTTTCACGTATAGGTTTAACACGGAGTCAGATAAAGCAACTTCTTCCGAACCTTCTGTGGGCACATATTAGAGAAGATGTTGGGTTTGAGGAGTTGATAGCGTTGTTCGAGAGCGCTGCTACTGCAGAGGGCGAAGACTTACGGAAGAAGATAAAAGATATTGTCGAGCGCTTTTTCAAAGCGCCTGAGAAGAAGAAAATGCCTAGTTCTGAGCCGAAACCCAAAGAGATTAGGAAGCCTCGTAAGGCACCTTCTCTTCCCGAAAAGACTCTAGTAACTCTAAAGGATGTGCGCGAAGTTCTTGAGAAGACTTTGAAGCTCGAAGGTAGAGACTTAGAGGTTTTTATGGACAAGATTGTTTCGGTTGTAGCTGAAGGTAAGATGAGTATGATTGATGTGTATGAGAAATTGACTTCTTTCAAGACTAAAAAGGAGGCTTTGAAGTGGCTAGCCGGTTTGAAGAAGTAAAAACTGAATTGGGTTATATCGTTGATAAGGAAGGTACCCTTGTAGGGACGTGGTTGTGGAAAGAAGGGAATATGACTGTGAGCACAAAGAACAAAGCTCTACAAGAGGTACTATCTCGAGGGGTACAGTTAGTAGAGCGTGTATTTGATCGAGGGGAGATTCAGCTTAGCTATTCCCCCCCAACAGTTCGAGTAGTAAAGTTTACCCCTGTTGAACTCAGTTCGATTCTTGCGCCTGATTTCTACTGTATTACAGCTGAGGAGCGAAAGAAAGGAGTATCTTTACCTGCTAATACTGGCAGACACTCTCGCACGTTTAAACAAGTTCACCGGGGTTATGTCCTCGAACGATTAAAAGGGCGTGATATCACCATAGGAATTTGGTTTTATTCCCCGGGAGGAATTGTATGTCAGACTAATAGCAGGACGTTTGATAGGGAGTTCCACGAGGTTAAAAAGAAGTTAACAAGGACAGTGTTTACACGGGATGGGGTAAGGGAGGTTCCTCTTCCATTTAACGAGGCTACTTATTTTGATGTTAACTTGAAACTTCCCTCACGGTATTTTCTGGTACCTAGTTGGGGAATTGAAACCTCAGAGAAGGAGAAGTTCGAGGATGTCAAAGAAACTTGAAGATTTTCTTGATCACTCGTTAGACGATTTAGAGTCTCCTCCGGTCTTGGGGTTGGGTAAAGCTGCCTCTGAGGACTTACCTAAGCAGGAGGACATTCCATCTGAGGTTGGTTCGCCTGAACAGGAAGCGATTGATACAATTGCTGAGAGGATAATAGAAGAGTTACGCGGTAATGAAAGCATTAGGCCGAAGAATTGGAGTGACGTTCTCCGTGGTTTGGAATTAGTATTAAAGTTTAAGCATGAGTTACACGGCAAGCACAAGAAAGGAGAACAGGACCTCGCATACCAAGCTCTTCAGGAGTTTAAGGAAGTGGTAGATGCCTTCTCGAGATTTGAGTCAAAGTAAGTTCCACATTTCGTTAAAGAAGCTTCGTACTATTTGCCAAAATAGTTTCCTTCACTACTTGATCTTCGTTTTTGGGTTTCCAGTGTCGGCAATGCATCGAGAGTGGATTGACGCTCTTATGAAGTGTTCTCGAGTTGTGATTGCTGCTCCTCGGGCCCACTCTAAAACTACCATAGTTTCTATTGCGTATTCGACGTGGTTGATTGGGCGTAACCCCAATATAAGGATTAAGATCATAACTAACTCTATTGACAAGGGTAGAGAGATTTTAGCCGCAGTTTCGAGTACTCTTCTTTTTAATAAAAGGTACCAGTTTGTTTTTCCTGAGATTAGACCCGCAAAGACACGTTATTGGACGAAGGATAGATTGTATGTGGAGCGTTCTTTGGTTCTTCGTGATCCTACGATCGAAGCAAGAAGTGTTCTATCTACAGGGGCCGGAGGTAGGTCAGATGTGATAATTGGAGATGACATGGTTGATAATTTGAACTGCGTTACTGAAGGTTTGCGGAGAAAAGTAAAGGAAGCTTTCTATGATACTTGGATGAATACTCTCGAACCACAAGGGAACCAAGCGGTAGTTGTTGGTACTATTTGGCATGAAGACGATCTGCTCTCTGAATTGCTCAGGAATAAAGACTGGGAGTTTCGTAAAGTTTGGGCGATAAATGATAACTTTGACCCTCTATGGCCCCAAGTGTGGTCGCGAGAGAAGCTTTATAAGAAGTGGAAGGAAAACCCTTTGGCTTTCGATAAAGGCTTTCGCCATCGTCCAACACGTGTAGATACTGCTCTTTTCCCGCCATCTTCATTTAAACAACGGTCTGATTGGCCTCTTTCTCCAGGGTCTAATCCTCCTGAGTATAACGATGTGGATCCTTCTCTTATCAAGTGTTACTTTGGGGTGGATATTTCAGCTGGACATGGAGATGATTTTTCGGTGATTTTTGTGGTGCGGGTGAATGCTGAAACTCTAATTCGGTGGCCTGTTGAAATAGCTCGGTTGAAGCAACCAGCTCCTGATGTGACCCGCAAGCTCATTCGGATGTACAAGCAGTACCAACCCGAAGTGATTATGATTGAGTCAAACGCTACTCAGTCTATGATGCAAGATTGGATTTCTGAAGTAAGTAAATTACCTCTAAAACCGTATTACACAGGCGTTCAAAAGCACTTGATTTCGGTAGGGATCCCTTCTCTTAGAGTGGAACTTGATAATAATATGTGGATGATCCCTTCTTGGGATCACCCTCTTGAGTGTAGTTGTTCTTGGTGCCAATGGAAAAGAGAGGTACTGTCGTATCCTTATAGTAAGAAAGACGACACTGTTTTTGCTTGGTGGTTTAGTCGTGAAGCAATTAGGCTTTTCCTAGAAGGAAAGCGAGTAGGCCGCGGATATGCTGTCGTAGAACTCTGACGTCTTGCACTTTTCTGTGTTATCCTAGTAAGCTTTTCTTAAGATGTTAGGGGGATTAAGGTGTGGGAGAGAATATCTCGGTAACTTCCTATACTTTTAAGAAGTACCTCAGCCCTTTTTTAGTTTGGTGTGAAGGTAAATTCGACTACATTCTTCACGTTCATTGGGCTAGCGTCCTCCACGGAGACTTGCGAATGGGTTACTGTGGCGACCCCAATAACGTGATTGGAGTTACCTTGTTCATTTACAAGCAAGGTGCTGTCAAACGCCGCCCCAATGGACCGAAGGGTTGGACAGAGTTCTTGAAAGTTGTTCGAGACCCTAAGAACTTCAAACTAAACTTCAAAACAGGAGAAATTCAGGGCCAGCGCAGCTTAGCGGCAACTGTTAAGTTACCGGAAGCTAAGGCATGGATGAGAGTGAAAAAGTACATCTCTCCTCCAGGCACTATTGGCGCTCGAGTTTTGCGCAAATGGTGGTCCTATATGACGATTGTTGATAAAGGTAAAGTGGAACATTTAACTCGGAAACTGGACGAGTTTGAGTTTTACTTTACTGAGGGTAAGGCTTTTAGAGGACGGTACATTCTTCGACCTTTTGGTAAGAACTTTACCTTCTTTACTGCCAGTGCCCGACCCGTACTTGTTGGGACGACCCAGAAGCTGGAAGAGGGTAAGGAAATTAGTGGTTTTCTTTGGATTAAAGCAAAGAACCAGACCCCGTATGTTCTTTCTACACGAGCTGTAAAGAAACGATTTATTTCCCCTGTGCATTTTAGTGGGCTGCCCCAGGCACTGAAGGAGAGAATTCCAAGAGCTTTTCAGTATTGGACTATAGAGTCAAAAGCGAAACGTTTAAAGGTGCGGGATAGTTTGGTGTTAGCTCTGAAGAGCCAGAGACAGTATCAGTACTTGGAAGAGGGGGCTTGGCATAAGGTCAGTTTGAAAGTGTGACCGTGGACCCCTTGCCCAAATTTAGGTTCCCTGTGACTTTATTATGGAAAAAATTTGGAACAGGAAGGAGGTGCAAGATGAGGTTTGAGAACGGCTTGTTTCAGTTAAATCCAGAATTCATTCGCGCTCCAGCTGAGGTTTCCGAGAAGATTGCTAATCCGGGGGAGTTGGTGATCGCAGGTTATGCTACAACTTATGATAAAGGTTTGGATAATGCTGTCATATCTAGGAAGGCATTGTCTAACGCTGCTGAGGACCTGAAGAAGAGAAGCACAGTGTTGTTCAATCATGATCAAAATCGCCCTATTGGCCGCATTCATGAGGTGAAGTTGGATAATAAGGGGTTGTTTACAATTGCTGTAATTGATAAGACAGAGCAAGAGATTCAGGAGAAGATCAAATCAGGAACGTTGAACAAGTTCTCGATCCGCGGACGGATTTTAGCTTCTCATGAAGAGTGGGATGAGAATACTGGAAGGTCCACGTCAGTTGTTGATAACTTGAAGTTGCTTGAGGTATCTGTTGTTTCCGTACCTGCTGTTGATGAAGCAGAGATTCAATCGTGGTATGTACAAAGGAGTGCGAGCGATAATGACTTCGTCCCCTTACAAAGGGATGTTAATTCAGAACAAGGAGGTGACAAAATGAGTGATAAGGAAATGAAAGAGCTAGAGGAGCAGGAGCTTGAGGAGAAGGAAGAGGAAGCTCTTGAAGAAGAGGAAGGAACTGAGGAGTTGATTGAGGCAGTGGAATCCAGTCAGCTTGAACTGTTACTAGACCTTGATGAGCGTGTTTCTGCGTTGGTTGAGCGGGCGGACGAACTTCTTAAGGCCGCGAATTTAGATGCTGTTATGAAGAAGTTGGATGAGGCGATGGAGATGCTTAAGAAGATTTTGGACAAGTTGGAAAAATATCCTTACCCCTATCCTTATCCCTACCCTGCAAAAAAGTCTGCAGAGATTGAAGAGAGTGTAGAGGAGCTCGATCTTGAAGAGAATGCGGAGGAGCCGATGCAAGAAGTGCTCGAAAGTGTTCGGGCTCTTACTGATGAAGTTAAGGAGTTGAAGGAAACTGTAGTTGTTCGTGGCGAGAGGTCTGAAGAGGCTCCCGAGGATGCAATCCGGCAGTTTCTCGAGTCGGAAGAGTACAAAAACGCAGATCCTTCTGAGAAGATGAGGATGCTGTGGGATTTCACAGAAAAGTATAAAGGAGGTGAAAAGTAATGTTGAATCCTATATCTGAACTTCGAAGGGCATTAGCAGAGAATACTGGTGGCGGTTATGAAGGTATCGCTGATATCCTGCCGAAGGAAGTTGATAAGATCATCACCCAGATGGTCGAGCACCTTAACCCGCTGAGACAGAATATACCTAGGAAACCCGGTTCTGGTGCAGGGGTTTACATCAATCGTAGAACCCCTGGTGCTGCTAAGGCTGCGTTCTATGCTGATACTGATTCTTTTGATGAAGAAACCGGTACTTATGAACAGGTCGAGTTCCTTTATAAGACTATCGGAACACAAGGGAAGGTTACTCGTAAGGCGCGCGCTATCGGTTCTAAGTACGTTGATATTCTAACAGCTGAGATGGAGGCGAAGGCAGAGGATTTCAAAGATAAAGAGGAGTATGCTATTTGTTGGGGAGACTCCAGCGCCAACGCTAAGGAGTTTGACGGACTGTACAAGCTGTGCGATTCCTCGAATATTATTCCTGCTGGGTCCGACAACACAGGTGGTGATTTAACTCTGGCACTGCTGGATCAGGCTTTGGACGCCATTCGTGGTATGCCCAGTTTGATCGTATGTTCAAAGAGGACCCGTAGAAGGATTAGGGCATTGCTCCAGGCACAGCAAAGGTTCATTAACATGGTGAAGGTGAAAGGTGGATTTGAGGTTTTGAGTTATAACGAGGTTCCTATTTTGGTTAGCAACCAGATTCCGGATACTCAGCAGGTGAGTGCTAGCGGTGCTACAATTACTTCTCTCACAGGAGGTAATTTGAGTACTCTGTTTGTAGTTGATACAAGCAAAGTATTCGTCTCTGAGTTGACCCCGCTAACCGTTCAACCGCTGGCTAAGGAAAGTAGTCAGTATGATAAGTTTGATATCTTCGCTGATGAGGTGTTGGTAGCCAGAGATCCTCAAGCAATTTCGTGCATTGTAGGTATCAGGTAATTAGTTCAGTTAAGAAGTAGTATAAAAACCCTCAACGTGTTGACGTTGGGGGTTTTTTGTTGCTTCTTAACTAGTTGGTACTTGCTTTTCTGTGGGAAAGTCGGTAAAAACTTACTATAAGTACTTGTGGTGTAATGAGGAGGTTGTTGTGATAGAGTTAGAATATAAAGGGCCTTATGAGGGTGAATATTGGGAGATGCCCACGTATAGGGAGTTAGTTCGAGTTTATAAGGGGCGGTGTAAGGTGAAGTATGAAGACACCGCACAAACTTTGGAGATGCACGGGTTTGTTCGAGTTACCAAAAGTGAACCGGTTAAGAAGGTCGAAGTGTCTGTAGATACTACTCCGGCTCCTCTCCCAGAGTCGAGTCGAGAGCGCAAAGTGATTGAAATGTATAGAGACGGAAATGCTTCGGTCTCGATGATTTCTAAAACTTTGCGAATGAGTAAGAAGAAAGTTGAGGCGATTCTCGAGACTTACAAAGCTTGCTTAAACGAAGGAGACAGGAATGTTTAAACAAGTTTACACCGGGAGTGAGATAAGGCTGCAGTTTGATTTCGTTGTAGGAGGTCAAACTGTCCTTGTTTCACAACCTCAGGCAGATGTTTTCGATCCTTTTGGAAATAAAGTGGATGTAGTTGATCTTGTTTTTTCTGGCGGACATTATTTGACTTATTGGACTACTCCTTCTGCTACGTTAGGGTCCTACGTTGCAATCGGCCGAGGAAAGTATGGTTATGAAGACCTTCTAGCCAATTCTCAAGTCAGGTTCGATGTCGTTTCGTCGTTGACTACTGAGCTTGTTACATTAGATGAAGTAAAAGAGTATTTGCACGTAGATGATTTTTCTGAAGATCCCTTTCTCAGAGCCCTCCTTTTGGCTGCCTCGTCCGCGATTTTGGCGTATACACAGTTGAAATTAGGTTCTGTTAGTGAAACAGAGCGCTGTTTCTTGTCGGGAGCTACTCAGTATGGACTGAGATACTTTCCCATTTCTGAAATCACTGAGATTAAGCTCGACAGTGTGGATTTGGTTGAGGATACTGATTATTTTGTAGAACTGTCCACAGGTCTTATTAAGTTTTTCGTACCACAAACTGGTTTCTTTGAATGTACTTACACTTTTGGACTTTCCCAAATCCCTTCTCCGGTTAAACTCGCCTGTTTGAAGCTCGTTGCCGCTCTTTATAACCTGCGGGAATCTGAAGGTTTTTCCAGTCGCCGTTTATTGAGTAACGTTGAGAACTACTTGAGAGACGCGAAGATGGATGTAATGACTGAAGTTAGGAGTTTACTCGCTCCGTATAAACGTAAATTAGTTTAGTTACAGGAAGGAGGTTGTTATGATTACCGCTGTAACGTTTACGTCGGAAGATGTAGTCGCGTTTTTGAACACTACACTACCTTTTCACATTGAGGGCATTCCTTTAGTTGTAGTTGGACAGGATCAACGAGATCTTACCAAAGTCTTGAACTGTCGTACTTATGAAGGGGGAAAGACTTTTGGTAGGAAGTTACTTGCTGGATTAGAGAAGGTCGAAACGGAGTATTTTGTTTTTGTACACCCAAAGGCGGCTCTCTCTAATTTAGACTTCCTTGGTGAGGCTTTGAAAGTTCTTTCTTCCCCTGAAGTTGGTTTTGTAGTTCCTGGACTTCCTAAGGGTGTGGGACCACAGAGCTATAAGAGGAAAGACAGAGGAGCATTAGCTCGGATTGCCCCTTGGTGTTTCGCGTTCAGAACAGAGGAGGCTATTACTCTGTTTGAGAAAGCTCTGAAGGTGTTTCAAGACGAGCGAATTGTTCAGCTTGTATGTTATGAGCTGATGAAGCAAGGTCGTTTTAGCTATGTACTCCCAATGTACACTTTGGATATGGAAGAGGATTTTAGTGATCTGAAACTTGACGCGAGGTTCAGAACTCAACCGTTGGAGCCAGTATTAATCTATCAATATCGCCGGTTGAAGGACATCCCCTCTACTGCGAAATCTTTGTTCAAGGATGTCATTGTTTGCACTCCTTTAGACGTTCCTGAAATTGATCAGGGAAAGTTGATTTTTGTTCTGAGAGAGGGTGAGGATTTTGCCGATATTTTTACCCTTGAGCAATTGCAAAGGATGTGTGACAATCCTGATCCGTTTGTTTTCGCGTACCAATTTCCTGTACTACGGACTTGGTCGGATAATCGATATTTGAAAGATCAAGTTACTTGGGAAATTAGGGCTTTTGCTTCCTTTGAAAAGATTGCCCCGCGTATTTTGATTAATCCTTACTACGGGCAACAGCTTCCTTATGAAGGCCTACGCCCAGTTAATGTGCCCATTATCAAGAAGGTTAATGACTTACCCGACAATTGTTCTATTGCGAGACTTCGTACTCCTACCTTGACTATTGCAACGATTATGAAGGACGAAATGAAAAACCTCCCCACGTATTTGGGCACTGCTCTTCCTTTTGCTCAACAGGTGATTTTGGTAGACACCGGTTCTCAAGATGAATCTCTGTCTTTTGCAAAGCGCTTTGGAGCTGAGGTGTTAGAGACTAAATTAGATAAAGACTTCTCTAAAGCGCGGAATTTGTACTTACAGAGGGCGAACGGCACTTGGCTCCTTCAACAGGACCTGGACGAAATTGTTGACTATAAGCAGATTTACGCAGTGATGTTGGAAACACCTGAGAATACAGACGCGGTCCAGCTTCAGGTGCACAATTTAACTCCGCAAGAGGGGACGGTCATCTATCAAGATGCCATTCGTTTGGTTAAGAACCCACGAACTTGGTACTACTCAAATCGGGTTCACGAGACGTTTGAACGCTGCGCTACTGAGGAGAACCGTGTTGTATCACGAGTTAATGATGTAGTGATTTACCACCTAGGATTTCTGTCCCCACGCATGAAAGAGAAACTCTCTTTTTATCGAGAGTTGATCAACATGCAGTTAGAGGAGGAACCGGAAAACCCCTTACCGTATTTTAATCTCGCGCTCGATCTGTTGAACGAGTATGAAGAGCATCCTGAAAATTTGGACGTAGCGCTCAAACTCCTCCTTCAAGCAACTTCTCTCCATCCGAGTTTTGCCCTTGCACAGTACGAAGTTTCGAGAGTATATTGTCAAAAAGCACTCGAGGCAATTGAGAGGACCCTCGAAGTTGTGCCACCTCAACATCCTATGGTGAATGCTATTAAGAAGGTTTACGGACCTTTGAAAGAGTACACCAAAAGGTATATTGTGAGATGACCAATCTCGTTGGCTTTCATTACAGACAGCGTGTTTACACGGTTCGTCGGTATACCACTTGTGTTACAGTGGAGTTATCTTGCAAAAGAGGAGTTCCTACTGCTTTGAACATTTCGCAAATACATCCTGAAGCTACGTTGCGATTGACCTGGTTAGGAGATACACCGAGCGTGTTGTGCACGTTAGTCGGGGCCTCTGTAACTGAAACTCTTACTTTAACTAAGTTTAGCGCGTCTCTTACGTCAAATAAGTTTCCTGGGCTGGAGTACGTTACGTGTACTCAGGATGGTTCCCTTTCGATTTATACCACCGAAGAAGTTGGTCTTGACATAGGACAAGTCACCGGCGCGGTTTATACTACTAGAAGGGCTATAGGAACGGATGAGTTTGGTCGTGTTACGTTAGTCTCTTCGAGTGTAATGGTGTGTTTACCCGGAGTTGAAATTCGCTCTGACGATGTACTGATTGACCAAGAAACGAACGAGACTTTTTCTGTAGTAGAGGCACAGCAAGCTTTTGATCGAAGAGGTAGATTGCATCATTGGGAACTTGATGTTGTACGGATAAGAGAACGATGAGACTGTTAATTCGATTACCTTCTGTTTCGAAGATTTACGATGACCTTGAGAGAAGGAAGCAAAAGTCCATCGATGTGATATTTGAGGAGGTTATTCGACTCGTTAGTGGTGAACCTCTTTCTAACGAGGAGTTACGCAGACGAGGACATCCTTACTCAAGGCGACGTCCTACTAACTTGTCCCCTTTGGTTCATATTCGTACTGGACGTTTAAAGGCTTCGATTCGTAAGAATCGCGACGGAATTGCTTTTGACACTGGTAAAGCACCCCATCTAAAATATGTGACTAAAGGTACAAGGCGGATGATCCCTCGAGACTTTATTGCGGCTGCTCTCCAAAGGGCTTCAGATCGATTGAGGGAGATTTGGGAGTAGGATAGTATGATTTATTTGCACGAAGTTCAGTCGGATTTGAGTAGTAAGATTGAGTCCGTTTTGACGGATTTGGATCAAACGTATAATTTGGGGTTGATTAGAGCTCCGGTGATAGTTTCCTCCTTACCAGAGGATCGCGTTACTCCTTCTACTTACTTGAAAATGGAAGAGGTTTCAAGTCAAGAGAAGGTTTTCTTTCGGTGTACTGGAACGTTACTCGTTGAGTTATCTTTTGAGATAGGTGAAGATGTGGCTTCGAGCCTGATCCGGAAGTTAGGTAATAAGTTGCAAGATCAATTGGAGCGAAGAAATAATACTACCCATACCTACTATTCAGGTAGTGTTAAAAGAGTCACGTGGTCTCTTCCTAAGGAAGAGATGGTTAGAACAATTAAAGTTGAGTTCGAGGTACAAGGCATTGAGCAACCAATCTAGTGCTTGGAAGTGCTCAAGTTGTGGGGCCGTCCTAGGTTACCTGGATGGTACAGACATCTTGCGTATCAAGTATAAGGACTTATACTTTTACGTAAATGTTATAAGAGGAGCTTCGTTGATAAAGTGTTTGTGTCGTAAGTGTGGTAAAGTTAATGAAGTTATGGCGAAAGCGATGAAGATGAGTGAACCTGCTGTGATCGAACTGGAGAAGTACTTGTAGTGAGTTAGGTTGTTGAGGTACACACTTAATTTGAGGAGGTGAGAATTGTAAATGAACACACCAACTTATAACACCAA